TTTGTTGTCATCCGACCCAGGGGCAGTATCACCACCAAGAGTAAAGATAGGGTCGTCGACCGTTACAGTTGTTGAATTGACAGTTGTTGTCGTACCATTAATAACCAAGTTACCAGAGACGTATAGATTACCTTGTAATTCTGCGCCGCCGCCAGCATTCAAGAAAGAATTGCCAGCATGACCAAAAGTAACCGATTTGGCTGCCAATGCGCCGAGTGAACTTGAAATGTTATCCGCACTTAAGATTGCTCCAGTAACATGCAAATAGCCGAAGAGATGGCTATTGGCGCCGATATTGAGAGGGCCGGAACTTGAAATTTCACCGGTTGTGGAAAGTTTTCCATCACCAGTTATTGCAAGACTATTTGTTCCGCCATCGTTAATGCCAAAACTATTAAAGTGTCCGTAGGACGCACTCACAGAAGAACCTGAGAGGCCGGCTGCAGAGCCAATAGCACCAGTAACACTCAGCGTGCTTTCAAGAGTTGCGGCGCCGACGATATTAAGATCTCCGGAGCCAGAGATTTCACCAGATGTGGTAAATTTACCAGTGGTAGTAATTGTTCCGTCGCCACCCATCGTAATGCTATTGGTGCCGCCTTGGTTGAGTCCAAAACTATTAAAGTGTGCATAAGAGGCACTTACGGAAGAACCAGAGAGGCCGGCAGCTGAGCCGATTGCACCTGTAACACTGAGCGTACTTTCTAGGGTTGCTGCGCCGACAATGTTGAGGACACCAGAGCCAGAAATTTCACCAGACGTAGCAAACTTGCCAGTTGTAGTAATTGTTCCGTCTGCACCCATTGTGATACTGTTTGTACCACCCTGGTTGAGTCCAAGGCTATTAAAGTGTGCGTAAGATGCACTGACAGAGGACCCGGAAACACCAGCGGCAGAGCCGATTGCTCCGGTGACGCTGAGCGTGCTTTCAAGAGTGGCTGCGCCGACAATATTAAGTACTCCAGATCCGGAGATTTCGCCCGCGACAGCTAATTTTGAACCATCAAATGTTAGATTGGCTTCACCGTTTAGTCCGGTACCAGTACTCGTGATAACACGATTGTCGGTATGGTTTGAAACTGATGCAGCGCCAAGCTGTGTTTCGCTTACTGCTCCGCCTGAGCCGCCAGCTGATTTAAAGTATAGATTTCCGTCTGCTTTTACGTACAGTACGCCGTTGTTGTCTTCCGCGGTTGGCGCGGACATTTCTTCAAGCTGAAGATGATTCGTTAGTTTTGTTGCCATGCATAGGTCCCTCCGATATTTTATGCAATTGTCTCTATGACATTAATATATAGTAATTACGAGGCGGTTCTCTCTACAAAAAACTTGTTTATTTCTTAAAGGTCTAATTTCTTTTCCATAATTTCTATTTTTCTTTGTTGCTCTTTAACACATTCGATAAGCAACGCAGTTAATTTTGGATAATCAAGAGCAGCTGGTCGGTTATCTTCAAAAGAGACGATTTCTGGCAATACTTTACTTACCTCTTCTGCAATCAACCCTATTTCTTTTTTGCCATTTTCTATCCAATTAAAAGAAACGCCTCTCAACTTTTCAACCGTCTCCAAAGGGCTTTGAATTGTTTGAATATTTCCCTTAAATCTCTCTGAGGAGTATGAAACAAATCCATTAGCTTTAACTTGTCCTGATGCGTTAGCATTGTTTGGCAACTCTACTGCGTAAGATGGGTTAGATACTCCGACACCTACATTTCCGCCAAAATAAGCACCTAGTGACGCTGTAAATTGGGCAGCCAACCCAACATCCCCAGCACCAATTATTGTACCAGTAACATATAAATTACCAGGAAGCTCCGCGCCTCCGCTTTTATTTAATTTAGCATCTGCATCTGAGCCCCAAACTATATTTAAGCCTGCCAAGCTGGTTGCACCAGATACAGCGCCTGATACATGTAAAACATTTTCTAGTGTCGCCGCCCCAACAACATTAAGAGGTCCGGATCCTGATATTTCACCTGATGATACAAACTTAATACTAGATAAAACCCCATCAAAAGTACCAGAAAGGGCATGCAACGAAACATAGCTATCAATATTAACGGCGCCCGATGCAGTTTCATCATCTGTTGTATTAATAAAAGCAAATTCTTCTGCGCTCTCGTCAAATATCATTCCTTTATTCGGGCCGGCCCTTTCCATGAGGAGGCCGAGATCCTCAGTCGCTGCGTTATTATCATTTCCTAAAAGAAAAAGTTTCTTTGATGTAAACCCAACAGTAGAACCATCTATAGAACTTTCAGTTCCTGCGCCAACCTCGAAAGCCGGAGCAAAGACTGTTGAGCCGCATATAATTGAACCACTGACATATAAGTTTCCATTTAATTCTGCGCCTGACGACTTGTTTAATATACCATTTGCATCTGATCCCCATACATATGCAAGACTAGCTAATCCGGTTGCGCCTGAAATAGCACCACTTACATTTAATGTACTTTCTAAAGTTGTGGCACCGACGACATTGAGAGGTCCAGAGCTAGATATTTCACCCGTTCCAAGGATTTTTGCTGTGTTTGTGCCGGCATCATTGACAGTTAAATTATTAAAATGAGCATATGAAGCACTCATTGAAGAACCAGAGACGCCGGCTGCAGAATTTATAGCACCTGTAACGTCAAGTGTACTCTCAAGAGTTGCCGCTCCAACAATATTAAGCACGTCGGATCCAGAAATCTCCCCGGATACAGTGAGCGTCGAGGGACTGAATGCACCGGCAGTAAAAGTACCAGACACATATAAGTTTCCATTTAATTCTGCGCCGCCAGATTTGTTAAGATGGTTGTTTGCATCGGATCCCCATGTGTAATTAAGGCTCGCGGCGCCGACTGCTCCGGATATTGCGCCGCTAACGTTTAATGTACTTTCTAGAGTTGATTCACCAACGATATTAAGATCACCGGAACTAGAAACAAACGAAGGATTGCTAGCTGCAGCTGAAGCGATTGTAATTGCATCTCCGGATGAGTCGCCAGTAATTGTAATATTAGATCCAGCTTTTATTGTTAAGGAGTCTTCTGCTGCATCCGCAACAATACTACTGTCTCCAGAGGCGGTACCGCCATCTTCAGCAATTGTTATGGTCTTAAAAGCCTCATCGACGTCTCCCCCACCAGCCGCTGAATTTTCCTGAATTATCTTTTTAAGTTTCGCAAAACTTAAATTGCCGATAGAAGATCTTTTAACCATCTCATGCTGTCCCTCTTATTTTGAAGCTTGAACGGCAGCATAGTAAACTCCGATTGAAAGTAAACAACCGGCTATGATTCCACCTACAAACCACCAATGCGAATAATTCCTAGTATCTTTTTTAATTAGGGACTGTAAACGATTTATTTCTTCTGTTTTTATCTTGAGCAAAGAATCTGTACGTTGTTGAAGTGTATCGTGCTTCAATTGTAGTCTAGATAGCGCTAATTTGTGATCTGCTTCAAGCTTCTTTTTAAGAAAATCAAGCTCAAGCTTAAACTTAAGAGTCATAAATTGTTTATCTATCTTAAGCTTTGTAGCAGCAGGAATGTCGAACAAGATACCAGCAAATGGTGTTTTCTCGCCCTTTCCAATATACGTTAATTTACCACTTACATTCAATGAGTCATCTGGATCTTGTTGCCCAGCATGTACATGAAAAGGAATCAACACTATTAAAACGGTTAGTATTAATGATAGTATTTTATTTTTCATCTCAGTCCCATACGCTTAGTCCAAACATTGCACCCAGTTCTTGCTCTAACTCTTTAGGTGTGCCTTTATATTTTTTGACCATTTCATCAAGCTTTTTCTTTTTTTCTTCCTCTAGGGCATCCAAGTTTATATTATGGTCCCTCTCCAATTTCTTCATAGTGCTCAAATAAGTGTTATAAAGCTCTTCTTGTTTTCTAAGCTCTTGCTCGTGAGATTCATTAATTACCTTAATTTGTTTCTCATAGCTTTCTTTAGACGCTTCGAACATTCTAAGAACTTTATTTACTCTTGCTCTACCTGAGAAATAAGTTATCGCTAAAAGAACAAGCAATAAAGGCAAATACCAATGGGTTTTAAACCAGGCCCATGCTTTTTTTAGAAATATCATTTCGAAGAGTGGCCGTGCTTCCAACGAGCAGCTAAATCAACCAGCGCTTCTGAGCCGATGTACATTACAGTTACAGCAACCCAGTCCTCGGATGCTACAACGTCCTCCAAGGCCAGTACCGTTGCGGTGACCCACGCAAGAAACTTGCGGCTAATAATCTTTTCTGTCATTCTATCTAAAAACGCTTTTACTTTTTCCATTTTATTTCTCCTTAATGGTTTACGTGTGCGTACCCATCAATTTTGTCAATTGTAATTTGTTGTTCCACGGTATCCTTAAGACTATCTAGGTGTGAAATCAATAAAACAGTTTTAAATTGTGTACCAATCATATCTAGAATTCTTACAAAACCTTCCATATTATCTTCGTCTAAAGCGGTGCCAGGTTCATCAAGAATAAAGACATCGCCTTTGGGAAGTGTCGAAACATTTAAAAGAGCTAAACGAATGGCCATCGCACATATCGTCTTCTCCGCACCTGAACCCATCTCAATTGGACGAGGTTCAAAACGCGGATGTTTGATCAAAATATCAAGTTTGTTTTCACCATTGTCGAATAGTATATCAAAATCAACAATGTTTGTTAAGATCTTTGATATCTCTTCATTAATCAGAGGAAGGCGCTTTTTAATAATATCATAAGATATACCATTAGAGTGCATACAACGCTGGAAAAGGTCAAATGCGGTGAACTCTGCGTTTAAATCTTCATACTCTTGTTCATCCAATTTTACCTGTTCCAAAGTTTGCTCCAAGAATCCATTCTGCTTGTAAAGCTCCATAGACTCTTGTTGGCAAGTTTCATATTTCTTCCTAAACTCAGCGATTTTATCTTCCAAGTCCATTTTTTGTTGCAACAGGGTTTCAAGATTTTCAATAGCTTCCTTATTCTCTTCATATTCCTGCTTCTTTGTCTCCAAGATTCCTCTTTCTTGGTTGAACCTAAGAACATGCGTCTTTGTTTTTTCAATTTCCAGCTTTAACTCATTGATTTCATTAAGAGTTACATTCTTCTTTTTAGTAATCTTTTGAAATTTATCAAAATGATCCTCTAATTTGTCCGGGTTGAGGTCAGAAATTGACTTGGATGTTTCAGAGGCTCTGGTATTCAATTTATCGATTATGTCCTGCACCGGGATGATATTCTTTTTTGCAGTATAAGCGTCTTTTATAAACTTGCAGTGTGAAAACTCCTCTCCGCAAGGCACCTCATCAAGCAATTTTACCTTCTTTTTCAATAACTTAAGCCTTGTGCTTTCTGTCTCTATTTCAGATTCAAATGCAACAATACTGCTCCTATGTTCCTTGATTAAAGATTGTTTTTCTTGTAATGACTCGACGTCGAAATCAGCAACAAAAGCAGCAATCTTGTCGTAAAACTGCTCTTTTTCAGTCAATTCTGCTTCAAAGCCAACTCTATCCGATTCTAAAATATCAACTTTATTTATCAGATCTTGTAGCTTTTCATTAACTCTAACAATATCAATAATTTCCGTTGGAATTGAAGATATTAGTTTGCTGCATTCAGATAGATCGTCATTCATCTTGTTGATTTTGTTAGCTAGCTTCTTGCATTCTTTTTGCTTTAAAGAGGTTTCCGTTTCGCTCCTCGCAAGCTCGGTTCGAGCATCTTTTGCTTCTTGTACAAAATCGCGCTTTTCCATCCTGCGTATCATACCTTTAATATCCGCAGAGGATTCTTTAGCCATTTTAAATTTCTTATCAAAAATCTCTAGGTCAAGAAACTTAGCAAGAATCTCTTTTCTTTTGGTTGAACCTTCGCTAATAAAATTCAATGATCCAAGCTGAGAAGCCATGGAAGTCATTAAGAAGTCATCAACAGTGCCGAAAATCTTTCTGATATTTTTATCTGTTTCATTTCTGGTTGTTCCATTTAATTCTTGCTCCACACCGGTTGCGTTGTCATAAACAGTAAATTCAACATCAGTCTTTGCTTCGTTGGTAACCTTGCCTTTCAGTTTTTTAACATATTTCTTGCTAGTTCTTTCAATCTTATAAGTCCGAGTGCCAATATCGATTTGTACACATCCACGACACTCGTCTTTATTTTGATTGATAACATTATAATTTCTTCTGTTGTTTTTCGACGTCGTGTTATAAAGTGTGTACATAAGACTGTCGATAATACTGGATTTGCCAGAGAAATTCTTTCCTAGAATTCCAACAACACCGTTCAAGTCTTGAAAATCAACGCTATTGCCTTCACCGTAATTAAATAAGTTGTCCCACTCAATACGTTTAAGTTTCCAGTTAACGTTTCTGCTTACCTCTTCCTCTTCTTCTACTAGAGTATTATACTTCTTGTTTAGATCATAAACTTTTTGCAATACGTCATCTTCAACTTGAAAGTCTTTTATATATTCTTCTATCAGACTTTCTTGTACGGCAATATCTCGCAAGTCTTCTTGTATCAAAGAATTTGAATCGCCGTCTAGACCGCGAGTTCCGTCAGATCTGCATAAATATGTTATAGCTTCTGGCTTAAAGCGAACTTTTGCGACGTCAATTGCTTTGCGAATTGCATCCAAAGGTAGGGTATTCTCAGAAACCAGCCGCAAACGGGCCTTAGACGGAATTTCAGTACCTTTTGGGATCCTGCCCTTTGGAGTAAGTACAATTGTCTTAAATGGCTTAGGATTGGCCAGTATGTGATGTTCTACTGAGAACGTTTCTTTATCTTTAATGTCCCATACGAGAAAACCTTTATCGTCTGTCTCTCCATGGTTTTGTTGTACAGTGGAGCCACAATATCGGATTCGGCCGTCTTTATCAAGCCGTTGGTTTGTTTTATGAATGTCACCAAGAAAAGCGTAATCAAATCTATCAAAAATAGATATATCGTTTTCGCCATACTCCATAATCCATCCAGCATCAGTTTGACAATTCGATATGGAGCCGTGGTAAAGAGCAATGTTAACCTTGGAATCATCGGATGGATCCATCCAATTGTCAGCATCAAAAACAGATAAGATATTAAGCGTAAAAGTGTCATCGAGATTAACCTCCCCAGAGTCTTTAATCAACTTTAAATTCGAATTATCCAACGCATTAGCAATCGGTGTTAATGCGTCTTGACGATATGAATTTCTTAAGTTGCCATCGTGGTTCCCCAATATGACATATGTAGGGGCGATCTCCGCCAAACTCCTAAAAAAGTCACTACACATGTCAACGAATTCGGGACTGATCTGTGTCTTTGTATGAGCAATGTCGCCACAATGAATAATGTAGTCGACTTCCAGTTCTCTAAGCTTTTCATACATTTGCTTAAAGACCGCACGATATTCTTTATGATATTTTAAGTTACGGATGTGCGTGTCCGCTATGTGTGCAAATTTCATCTAACCCTCATGTTTACAGATGTTATTATAAACATAATAACACTTTTTACAAAGTTAAATAAAATTTAGTAACCTTTCTCTTCAAACTCCAACTGTTCTGCTAAATCATCTAATATTTCTCTTAGTTCATCAGCGACAGAAATTAAGCCTTCCCTAACACTTTCATTGTGCACATCATGAAACGGTATTTCTTCTACAATTCTAGACACAATCTGACAATTGTTAAATAGGGCTTTTGGGTGAGCGTCCGATGCATCAACCAAGTCGTTGATACCTCTGGAGTTCATGTCATTTGGGTGTTCATTACGACTCACGTAGTTGACTGGCTCTGTTATTCCTGGGGAATATGCTTCTTCTAGTAGATCTTTCTCTACTTCTTCTTTGATAATCTCGACGAGTCTTTTTTTGTTTATTTTCATAATATGTTTGCTCTCTATTAATTTTTCTTCATTTGTTTCATCAACGTTGGCGTGCAACGCGGCAAGGTATTTTTTTACCGAGCCGCGAGTGCACCCAACTTTCTCACCAGTGTCTTTTTTGTAGACACATTTGCCTTTTACCTTATAGGGCACTAGCAGCCACGTAACGCGACTAATGCAACAAGGGCGGCACCCGAAACGAGTAGCCAATTTTTCTTGACAAATTCAATTAAAGTTTTCATTTTAATTCCTCCAAAAACTAAATAGACATCAAATTTGCATTCAATGTCTCTAATAAATAGTTGTTAGAATCCATAACAACAGATTGTGTTTTACGTTTCTGAAATTCTTCTTTTGACATTTCTGCAACGTCCTTGTAGGGCGCTATGTTGACTTTATGTATTTCTATGCCATAACTTAAAAGGCTTTTGATCAGGCGCATGGACTTCTTTTCTGCATCTGGATCAAGGGCCAAATAAACTGTTGAATCATTCCTTACAACTTCTTGAAACAATTTAGATTCTTCCCTAAGCGTTGAACCAAGAATAGGAAGCGAATTGGGCCCTGCAATTATTGCATCGAAAACTCCTTCGACGAGTATTAAATCTTCATCGAAATCAACAAATAAATGATTAAATATTATGTTCCTTCCGGCTGGAGGGTTCATATATTTTTTCCAGTTATTAGTGTACGAACGAGCAATAAAATAGTTCGGACGTCCGGTCAAACCGAAAGACGGCACAATAATGCGCTCTTTATATTCTCCTTCAGTGCAATAGCCAATTTTCCAACGAACAAAGTCCTGACGAGTTAATCCTCTACTAATCAAATAATTCTTGGCCATAAGTGCTGACATTGGAAGGCTCTTATTCGCCAGTGACACAAACTCTTTTGGTAAATCAACAACCTGTTCATATATTTCTTCTTCCTCATCAAAAAGATTTTCACCAAAAGAAGAAACATCGATGTCGTTAGATAGCTCAGACCAAGATGTAAGGTCTTTGAATGAACCATAATTACGAATTAGTTTTCGCAAAGAACGACCATGGTAGTCGCAAACCCAGCATTTAAAAACATCCTTTTCAATGTTTGCAGAAAGCTTGCGTTTATGATGTGAGCATTTAGGACAGAAAAAAAGACGCTCTTCTCCAGAGGGATAAAACGATCCCAATACCTTTCTTAAGATTTCTACTTTTTTTGATTCTGACATAGATTATAACCAGCTTTTGCTATGATCCAGCTATCTGCCTTATCGTAACACTCTGGCTTGATATTATTATTCCTCGTATAAGATATAATAACTTCTGGCACATTGTCAAGTACATATTTCATAACAACCTCTTTTCCTTTCTGACCCCTGGAAACTGTTAATCCACAAGTCTTTCTTGCACTAGTTGCCGCTATGTATTCTGGTTCTGCCTGCAATATTCTATATACCAGCCATGACACCACCCCATTAAAACTAGCGAGAGTTGACAAAGTTTTAGCCGACGAGAATCCAGATCTGAAACTTTGGAGAGATTGCTCGATATATACTCTTTCGATTCCGTAACCGTCACTACGAAGCTGGTTAATATATTTTTCAACATGCTTTACCTTCTCAAAGAAATTTTTAAATTTTCTAGTGTCCCAGGCTTCATTATAAACAACATTCCCTTCTTTGTCGAGGATTGTTGCACCCGTGACGCTTGTGCTCACGTCAAGTCCCAATATCATTACATATCCAATTTCATTTTAAAAGTTATATCCCTATCTTCTTTTTTCTTAATAGGATTAGCTAACTTTGCAACTGCAATCAAGTTTCTATCTTTATCATAAATGCCAATTTTTGAAATAAAAGTTTGCTTTTCAAAATCTTCAGCATGGTTCTTGAATCTACTCTTAACAGTATTTTTAATTTTAACCATATCGTGTTCTAAATACCTGCCCTTGTTGGTATTTGGTCCAAAATCAGCAGATGATGATAAACTTCTATAATCAACATATGTTATATTGTTGGAGTGATTTAGCATGCCTTTTTCGGCATGAGCAAACATTGTAACCGTTGGCACTCTATTTGTACCCTTAAAGCTCAATTCAAAACTAGAAGAAGGGGCGTAGACCTTTTGATTTTTCCATAAATATTTTGTCAAGTTTGAATTGTAAAAAGTGGTTGTTGGCATTGACGCTCCGTAATTAAGCCAGCTAACATAATTGTCGGCTCCGCCATCTCCGAGTCCAACATAATCTTCACCGGAATGGGCTGAATCTAAATTATGAGTCCCAGTTAATATTATAAACCCCTCATTATATAAGACAATACCCGCTGTTGTTCCACTAAAGGCGCTTCCTGTCGGACCAACCTGTACAAGCTCACCATTTCTTTTAATATCCACCAATTCACCAGCAAGTGTGCCAGTTACATAAAATTTTAAATTTACGGTTCCCTTTCTAATTTCACTTCCAAAAAACAAAGAAGGAATACTTATCATATTAACCTTAACTTTGCTCAAATCGCGGTTGGCATATTCTAAAGAAGAACTATAGGCATAATGAGGACTCAAATAAGTGTAGTGGTTTAGCGTATTTTTTAATGCTTCCAGGTGGCGTCGACGGCGGCCTTTATATGTAAAAAATTCTTCTATCTTTACGTTTGTTTCTTGTTGGGATCCAGTAACAACTGCTTGCGGATACGTTCCATTGGGAAGTGCGTCCAGAGGTGTGCTATTAGCCCCGGGTTGGGTTTTATCATAAACAACAGAATAATCATTTGTCGTATAATTGAACAGCTCTCTAAAAATAGAAGCCGTCAAAGGGTAAGAACCACTTATGAGATCTCCCTGCTCATATCCAACAAAATATGTATCTGATCCGACATTTCCAAAGCCTGTTAAATCGCCCGTATCCTTAATTTTATAAGGAAATATCAGACCCGATCCAACCTCGCCAGATCTATTAACATTCATTTCATATAAACTAATATGCCCGTCGATAACATTAGTATTTGAAGCAGACTGATTAGAGTTATTATAAAAAACAGACCCGCTCCAAGTTGTAAACTGGCTCTTGGGAAAGGCTTTTATAATATTTATAAATTTATCATTCTTGTTGAATCTATAAAAGGGCATAAAACCACACCCCTTTAATAATCCAATCGCACTCTTAGTGTAAGCTCATTCTGAGGGGTCTTTTTAAGAGGCTCTGAAAGCTTAGCAACAGCGAGCAACTGATTATTCGCCCCATATAGCCCAACAGTCGTTATGTAAGCTACAGGCTTATCTAATGAAGTATTTTTGGTAACAATCTTACTGCTCGAAAGATACGTTGGATTTGTACTATAATTAAAATCGTTCGTATGTAAGCGACAGAAATAAATTGTGGAATGAAGCTCGGTCGTATTGTTGAACTCAAGGTTATAAATACGATTTCGCAAAGCGTCTGCTGCACCGGAAACAGTGCAACCGGTTAGGTGAGGCTGTATGCCGGCGTGAGCTTGGGATCCAGTGCCAACCAGGTCGATACCGGGGCTGCTAGCGAGTGCGACACCACCCGAGAGCATGCCTGCGGGGTGACCCGTGGAACTCGTTCCAAATAAAGAAGCTGTCAAAACAACAATTCCAGCCTGATAATAAATTAGGCCACATGGAGCAGCAGTACCATTCGTGCCAGAATCAAAAAGAGGAGAACCAACCAAGTTTTTGGCCTTAAGGATGGCATATTCCCCAGCTGGCGAGTTAATTTTGAAATTACCATCAGCGCCGGCGGCATGCGAATCATTAATTCGAACAATATTTCCCCTAAAAGGTTTCCAGAAATTTCCAGATACCCCTAAATCTAATTTAAAAGTACCTTTCTTAATCTCATCTTTTACAAGAAGTCGTGAAAAACTAAGGAAGTAGACTTCCCGCATTTTGTCGTCGGTCGTTGTCTTTTCATCTCCATCTCGGTCGAACTGCTTAATTACCTTAGACGAACCGGTGGCCTCGTAACCAACCAATTGTTGTGCGAAGGTGTTGTAAATATTGATTTTTTTAGCATTTTGTACATTACTAGAAGAAGAAACGTGAGAATTCGAAGAATAACCAATCGTAATATCAAAAAGGTGGTTTGCAGAAGAACTCAAATATGGATAATCATAAACTGATTCAAACATATTATGCGAAAACTTCTTAATATTGCCCTCTGCAGGGTAGCTTGGCAAGTAAGTGCCAGAAATTAATGATCCGGTAATAGGAATCGCCTCATGCAACAAAGTTCTAGTGTTGATGATGTCTCCATTTCCAAAAGTCTTATAAGTTGATGCCATCTTTTATTCTCCGATTAATTATCAAGTATACTTCTTTATAAATCTAACAGGAACGTCAAGAGTATATCCAGTCGTAACGGCTGTCAATCTGATTAATGTATCAATATAGTATATATTAAACGACCCTCCAGTTCCTGTATAAGTAGACGTGCTACCTAAACGCTTAAAAAGTGTATTATTTGCGTCCGATTGTAGGTCCAAACTCGAACCAATTTTAAATTCAATCTTAGAACCCGGGGGCCCATCTAACACACTTTCTGTGTCGGTAGCTTTTGTCAAAATCTCTTCTCGTGTCTGACCAACAATATCACTTATAAATCCACCAGCAGAGGCTAATACGCCAGAACGATCGCGGGCACTAGAAATTAAATAAGTTGCAATATTATCATCATCGATAAAACGAAGTGTTGGTCTGGTGTTTCCTTGTAATGACACAGGAAACCCTAATCTATTATCAATTTCAATAGTGAATTGTGTTTCAAGTTGATCAGGTGATAAGCGTCTGTCTTTGGGTAAGTCTGTTGTATCCAAACCTTGGTCAACGCGTATATATGACGCGCGGCGGGCTGGATTAGACCCTTGTAAAACGCCTGGGTATGAATTAACATTACCAACTTGCTTAATTGTTTCCTGATCCACTGCAATGACAAAAATGCCACTATGGATTGCGTCGGCCGCAAATTTTGTGCTCCTTCCGTCAGCAACAGTGTTTAATTTCAACACTGGCATATATAAAAGGTTAGGATCTGAATAAGAAACCAATTTTGATTTAAGAGCAGTGGCATTATTAGTTGTAGCTTCCAAAACAGGAGTTTGCAAAATTTCTAAATCATAATATGCACTACCACTAGCATGGTTCTTGTTGTAAAGTCCGTAGTCGATTTCATCATCGCCAACAGCAAAATGTGTAATTTTAAAACTTCCGTCGCCCCTGGCTAGCGCCAGCCTTCCTGCGTCGGTTAAAACTGCATCTAAAATAATGTCGCCAGAATTGTCTAGAAACGCCATAAGTGTACTCCTATTGATTCATTCAAAATAATTAGTTAGTAAAATGAGATATTGATTTTTTATTATTATATTAATATGTTGCAATGTTTATCAGTATCCTCTGCCTCCCCGGTTACCGGGTGCTGCAGGAGGTTCGTTCCGCCCAACTGCGGGGCGTTGACCTTGTGGGCCTTCAGGATATGTTTTTGGTGAACGCAAAGGTGCTTTTGTCGCCTCGCGATTGTCAGGCGCACGGAAAGGATAGTTGTGAGGCGTTGTATTTTTGCCTGCTGTGTATTTAGCTTTCTTTTCCGAAACTAACATATCATTCTTCTTTGGGTTTTGATCATCGTAAGGTACGTGAACATGATTAAAATTAAGATTTAAGTCTATTTTACGCCCTGTTGACTTAGATGTTAACCTAATTTTAATTTTTCTTGTCCCCAAAGAACCAGAAACGTGAGAAATTTTTGACCCTATAACATGTTTGTTTTTAGGGACATTTACTCCAAATTCTGGAGCATAGTTTTTTTCTTTCGCTGATCTGTCAGGAGCGTAATTTGATATTTTTTGTTGATTTTGAGAAGGTCTTATATGAATATACCTTCTGAAGTTTTTTCTTTTCGGAAGAGGTTTTCCTTTGAAAAACTCTTCGACCGAATAAGCTTTTATAATTGGATAAGTAGCCAAAGGACCAGCGCCTTGAAAACCATCAACCATAGTAACCAACTCAAATTCATAAATATAGCTTGGGTTAGAGACGGCGCCGTGGATGTCTTGAGATCTGAACATATAATAATATTTTGTATTCGGTTCAACGGTGTCATTATAAGATAAATTCTCCAAATCTGTGACGACTTCAGTATAACTGTGGGCAAAATCACTAATTTTACTGGGCTTTTTCTTTAATCTATATACCCTATAAGATTTAACCGGATCATCTGATTTAAAGAAAACTTTACCTTCATCTTCACCTGATAAGTTTTGTGTTGCAACCAATCTTTTATAATACGCATGATCTTCTTGTTCTACAGGAACTGGAAGTCTCTTGGAAGAAACACTAGAATTTTTAACAGATATTAATACTCTGTCAGATACGCCTTTGAAGGGGACAAATTCTACAAAAGGTGGAGATGGAGGCGGTGACATAGCAGAAATAGTTCCTAAAGAAACATAGGGAACATCAGCGATGACCACATCCGGTTCTACAATTAAATCAAAGGTTGTAGAGAAGGCAGAGCCGTCTGGAGTAACAAACGCGTTTTGCGGGTTCGTATAAAAATATTTTTTACCAATCAAAAACACAATTGCATGTACAACATAGTGATATTGTTTGTCATATTTGACTTGTGTATCCGCATATTCGATCGACTCGGTAACATTAGGAAAATATGTATTTTGGATAGGATTGGGGTCTGGAGAGCCAGTTGCGGGATCAAATTCGTGTTTAGATACTCGCCAGAAAAGAACTTCTTTGTATGTCTGATATTTTGGACTGAGAGGATTTCCGGCTGAGACATAATCAAAAAATTTTGTCTTGACAAACTCATAAATCTCTGTCGATAGATAATCTGCTGCTTCCGGAATCAATGCTTGTTCTTCCATAGCTTTATCTTCTTCGTCTCTCATTGCTGCTTTTGGTATATTTGTATTACCAAAGCCGGCTTTGATTCCCTGTCCCCCTCCTGGGTTTTGAGCTACTCCATTACCGCCCAGGAGCTTGGTATCTGTGCCATTTCCAGCATTTGGACTCTTATAATCATTGTTATTTCTTTTATTGCCTTGATTATAAACTGTTCTGCCTTCTTTACCATTTCCGGCGTCGTCTTTTTTTTCATCGTCAGTGGGATCAGGATGAAATGCTTTGCCGCCGGCGGCTTTGCCACCGTGCATTCCGCCATGTTCTTCTTGTTTTTTCTGAGCGTGTCTTTTCGGTGTTGCATCTGCAGCTTGTCCAAGTGTTAATTTACCATCTACACCCCCACCTTCTGGGCCGAGGCCGAAACCGGCTTCCATAGCATTTATAGTTTTGCCGGCTTTCTTTCCTGCTTCTCCTTGGGCAGTTTTTTGACCAACACCGCCGCCCATCTCTCTAGCATCCGCTTTTCCAGGTGTTGCAGCAAAGTTCGTATTATCAGTCTGTGTTATTGCTTTCAACCAATGGTCATGTACTTCCGCCGAATGTATTGATTTTGCTCCAATTTCTGCGTATCTTGCTTGTTTAACAAAATCAGTCCATGGAGGCAGCGGAAACACAAAATCACTGTCCATTTGTTTCATCTCTTCAACAAACTCTTTAAAATCAAGCATTCTAACCTTCATTGGCATTTCAGATACAATAGAAGGACTTTCATTTTCGTCTTCAGAATCTTCTTTAGTAAATCTTTCAAATCCGGTTCTTTGCTCAAAAAAGTCATCTCTTGAGTCCAAAAACAAAGGATACAAGTATTCTGGATCATAATAATTTATATCTTGCTGATCAGCTTCAAGGAACGCCGGATCTCCGGTGCCTCCATAATTCGCCCATTGTGTTGTTGCGCCTATGGAGGTATCATCGAGAAGCTTCATCCACAAGGGTTCGTACAGATAATGATTAATAAGCAGCTTCTTAACTCTAGTGTGATCGCCAGGAATAGTGTGTATGTTCTTATCCAAAGAAAAATTAATATTCATTGGAAACATTTCTTGTGGTTTTTTATATGTTAATAAATCAACTTGGCGAACCATAATATTTCTATATTTATTTCTAAGAAGCTCCCTTACCCTCAAAGTCGAATCAACATTTATTGTATTAATAATTTCAGGATTAACTCCTAAACCGGGAATTGGAGCAGAAGGATTTTTATATTCCATTGTCCACTCTTTAAAATAAGTCTTGAAAGGGACTTTAGACGTTTTTTCCGCTTGGCCTGAATATAAAGAAGCATCCTCATCATTTTTGTTGGCGCTCAGTTCCTTGTGTTGAATTAAATATTTTTCCAAAGTAGCCATATGGCTCAAGGTGTTTTTCATTGATGAAGCAAAATTAAACTTATAGCCCGATTCTTTGCTGTTGAATAGGTTATAAGGAAATGGCTCCATTACAGGGCCAACTGGTGATGTGCTTCCACCCAGAAATATATGACATTTTGGATCATTCCAGAAAAATCTTTTATCTTGTTTTAGAGAAGACAAGGCATCTTTACCTACTCCGTTATGTATTTCATCAATAAAATTATACATGTAAGGCATTGAAGATTCTTCAACGCCGACCTCATTTGTTAGTTGTTCATATTCTTCTATATAAAAATTATAATTTGACCCCAACATAAAAGTCGGAGAAATTGTGTTTGTTTTCTTATCGTCTAACTTTTTCTTGTTTATTGCAAGATTTAGAGAAAAAGAATAATCATAATACCTTCTTGCAAAAAAGTTCTTTGTAAACATGCCCGTCGAACCAAACGGAAAAAGGCCGGCATCGGTCTGTACCAGAGGGGACATTCCCTCTTCCGGGCCCTTACCATATACCGCTTCTTCAAACTGTTTCAAAGTCCTGCCAGCTTCATCTTTGGAGCCGTCTGCCAGTAGATCTGATTTTATTGCAATCGGATATGCCTTAAATATACTATTGACATCATAACAACCACCTTCTACTTCCGCGTTCTCAATTGGTTCATCAATTATGGCTGTCATTTTGTTGATATTTAAATTTGGAGATTTTTGTTCTTGTTTGTATAAAGTATAATAATAACCAGTATGACGACGGAGAAGATCAGCAACATCATCTCTAGATGTTTTTCCGAACATACCATTACTAATATAATATCTAGTTTTTGCCATTATCGATAACCTCCTCCGGGAGTCTTATTATCAGTAACTCCAATTACTTTTTTTCCTCTAATTCCAGGAGTTTTTCTGCCACCTTTCTTTTTCTTCTTTTTAGTGTCGGTAACACCAATAACATTCTTTGTTTCTTTTGGACTAGCTTTTCTTGCAACGTTTCTATCTTTTTGTCTTTGATTAACATTTTCTTCTCTTACTTCATTTGGAAGCGGTGGGCGCGGGCGCGCTCTTCTTTTTCCATCAGCAAATCTCTGGGATGGTACTACCAAGGTTGTAGTATATTCTTGGTAAATCGTTTCTGTAAAATATTTTTCCATTTTCGACAACATGGTATCTATTGGGCCAGCAACTCTTGGCGCCACAGTATCGGGCCTGGATCTTTTCTTGCCTTTACCTTTTATGACAAACAACTCATTATTAATAGGCATATCAAACATCTTAGGTGATTTACCAAAAAGTTTTTCATTTTTGTACCGCACCAAACGACACATTGTTTCTCCACCTTCTTGTACTTGCCTCCAAGTGTTTTCGTCCATGGGCCGCCAATCAGGCTCTTTCATATTAACTTTTCGATCGTTGGTAGTTTTCTGACCTGTATAAACTTGTAGCTCTGCCAGTTGGCCATGCATCATCCAAAAAGTGGATGCTTTGTTTACATCCTGCAAGGGATCATATCTTCTCTTTCCTTGAGTTTCTCCGGTACCACGTTTTGCTAATTTTCGACCAACTGACTTGAAATCATACTTTGTCACGTTTCTGCCGGCTTGGCGGCCGGGCTTTCTGTTACCATTCAGTCCAGAATGTAAAAGAGACTTTATTTGCATTGGCAACTCTCTAATCATATTTTGTTTTTCAACTGGAATATCTGCTGAGCCGGGTCTTCTTCTGTCGACGCGGGGCCCGAGATCCAATACTTCTCCGGCGGCCTCTCTTCTGCTAGTCCGCTCACTTTTAACTTCTCTTAAGAGAGATACCACATTATCCGGCCTTTCAAGGTCCCATAATTGAAGGTCTTTTTGCGGTGATAAAATGTCCATGTGTTCAGCGCCCAATAAGGATAAACCTAAATTTCTTCCGGATTGTTCTCTACCAACTGTAATTTTCTTTCCCGTTCGAAGTCTTGAGATATTTGTACCAATTTCCCTACCAACAGATTTTTTTTCAAGGATTGTGTCATTAATTGCTTGAACCAATTCATCATCATCACTACATTCGTCGCTATTGACGAGAACTTTTGCAGTTTTTACCAAATATTCGTTAGCGGGGACAAGACGCCCTTCTTTTTCTACATCCTCATCTCGCTCGCGCTCTTCAGCTAGTTTGCTTTCTGATGTTATTCGAACATCTCTATGAGATAAATACTCCTCTAATTTAGAGCTAGAAGAGTCTCTAGACAAATCTCTAACTTGTTGACGACGGGAAGATCGAGGATCTGTCGTGTCTCTTTGTTTAGCCTCTCGATGGAAATTGTGATTTAAGACGTCCAAAAATACAGAAACGTTCTTTTCATCATTAAATAAATTTTCTTCTTCTCTTACCAAGTTAACTTCTCGATCTCGGCCGAGGCCAACTGCTGATGGCGCCAGGAACCTATGTCTATTAGCTCCAACGAAATCGCGATTTGTATATACTTTGTTGCCAACTCTAATATCAACATTGGGGCTTGGCTTATTAAAATATCTAAAAGTTTCAGTCTCAAAGCGATCATTAATTTCTTCGACAGAATAAGACTGAAAATCATCATCAACAACTACTTCGGCGGTTTGTCCCGCCGCGGTACGAGCTTGTCTTGGACGAGGTCTTATCGTATTAGATATATATTCATATCCGAAATCCTTTCGCGCTGCAGCGTCGACTAGTTCACTAGACAAATTTGTATTACTCTTCCCGGATAAAGATGCACCAAAATATTTTTCTAATTTAAAAACTGGAAGAGGAGATGTCTCACCTACTGTTTTTGTATATAGTCCACTAGTTTTCTTTCTATAGACTTGCTGTCTGTTTGTTTCAATGCCTAGAATATCTGCTATCCTTCGAAGAAATTTGTCGACTAATGATAAGACAATGAATGGCTCGCTAGAATCTGAAGATATCGGACAAGACAGTGAATAAAGCAGTCTCATAAATTTGGACATAAATATTGCGTCAATCTCCCCGCGATGACCCATAAAAAGATTAATTGCCGAATTGAATTCTTTTAATAGCGCTAACCAAGGACTCTCGATACCCTCTTCGGCACTATATTGCTTTGCAACATTCATAAACCCTGTGGAGTATTTTTTGTTATAATGATTGTAGCCCATCATTCTCGCCAAAGAACAATATCTCTCATATTTATACCTTGCACTCTCTAAAGATCTATAAGTTGAAACTAATTTAGACCTTGTATTATCTTCAATATCAATTTCGACACCATATTGATATATTCCGTCTGTTACTTTTGATAATTGTTTGTCAAAACATTTAAAATAAACTAAATTAGTAGCATTGTCCACAGATACGTTAGACACTTTGATGGCGCCGATCGTTTCAAGAGTGTCGGCCTCTGTATGTGTTGCTTTCATTTTTCTACTAATAATCTCGCGCAATCGGTGGGATTTAGTTTCAACAACAACATGGTCGTCACAAGATCCATCTGGCCCTCTGAACTCTTTCAAAGCTTTAAAGCCAAATCGATCGACACCAGTTAATTCATCCTCAACTCGTCGACGAATAACCTTTATTTTTCTTATATACGAATTATCAATAAAAGATGATGCAATAGACTTATCAGGATTTTTCATAATCTTATTGTGATAGCTATAATTTTCAAATACCTTGTTTATATCTAGCCCAAAAGAAAACACAGCGCTCCCATCATTTCTATGGCTTAAAAATAAATTTGTAAAAAATACGTCATCATTTTTTTTGTTATATTGAATCTTAGATTTCAAAGCCAGCGTCTTATTTGGCCGAACTGGGTCAGTATCAGAATTTTTAAAATCCAACGGAATTTTCTCAAATTCGTCTATTATTCTATAATCCTTGACTTTTATATTTGGTATCATATTTGATTTTAAAAGTTGATTTCTTCCTATTCCTGGTGATGTTCCGGAATACAATCTTCCCTCAGAAGAATACATTGGGCCCAAATGAAGTCTTCCAGTAGTCTCGTTAGTGTAATAGCCTGTGATATGTTGGAGTTTTCCAGAATCAATAATTAACTCAGACGAAGGGCGCCCTGATGATCTAGCTTGAAGCTTGTTGCGTACTTTTCTCCCATCTGAAGAGTGAGAATCGATATAACATATAGCATGATATGCCAGATGTTGTGGATCATCTCCTATAACATTGAAAGTTATCTCAAATGGTACGTCATAAATAGAACTGTTGTTTGCAGTGATTGTTTTATATTTGAACAGTGGCTGTAAAAGTGAATTAACTTTTATGTCTTTATAAGAAAGACTAGAGGCTGCTCCTTCAGATTGTTGATTTGCTACAGTTTCTAAATGACCGCCTGGTAATATTTCAGTAAAATTTTTGACTATATCTCTTGTAACACCGGAAGATAAAGATTGTACAATTCTGATCTTGAGAAATTCATATATTCCACCTTGTCTAAACCAAAACGTCTTGAAATCATTGCCCACGACTTCTTTAAGATAGAGACGAACAGTAGCCTTAAGCTGTCCTCCGGACTTGCTGGAAATACGACCTTTTAAATCATTTTTATATCGATTATCTGTGCCAGGATCCGCAAAATTAGAATCTACTCTGGCGTTTTTTCTTTCTTGAATCGAGTTATATGACTTGACTATTTTAATATTTCCTATAAAAACATCAGGTACCAATTCACCAAATTTTTCATTAATACGAGCCATTAGCAAATCTCTCCTGAGTCATCACCATATTCTTCATAATATATGTTAGGCACCTGTTCTTTATCGACGAAAGTCTCTATATTTTGACAATTAACTTTGAGATCTGAAAAAATGGTTTTAGATTTATATTGTTCCATAGCTTTTGTATTACATATAACTTCTTCTGGTATTTCTTCGTCAAATGATATATCCAAAAAATTTGATAGCTCAAGTTCGGCAGGAGGCATAATATATTTAATCCCCTGTCGGTCATCAGAATTCACATAAGAAGCATAAAACGCACTTCTCTCATTTAAATCCGGGGGATAAAATAAACTACTCCATTCTTCTGAGAGTGATCCTTTGTCCTCAACCAAAAATATTTCTGCTTCAAAATTTTCTCCTTCGTAGGCAACATTTTCTTCAGAAATTTCTAGCAGAATCTCCCCCCTTTCTATATCAAAATAAGATCCATCTTCAAAAGCCAAAATTTCTTCTTCGCCAATCATTCTTAAAGCATTATTAATACCAATCAAGCTCGAAGGATCTTCTTCTAAAACAGGGCTGTGTTTGGCAACTGTAATAAATTTACACTCTAGTTCGATTTGAGGTATATTTATCGTTGGAAATCTTTTTGAATAAAGTTGATTAACAGAACTGCTTATTTCTCCAATATACGTCTTTATGTCCCACGAAGGAACATATTCAACTCCAACTTGCGAGGAGCCGAGAGGTTCTTGTAAAATATAATTTTTAAGTATCCCTACTTCTCTATCATGATCATATTCGAAAAAAGAATCTTCTTGATTTTCTGGATCAGGAGAATCTTCAGAAGCTTTGTTGACTTCTCCTGGAAAGATTTTTCTGTCCTTGTCTTCAACTCTAGTAAAATTATATAACGCACCCAGGGTAGGCGTATCACTTTTGATACGCGTTTCTGTAGTGTTTTGATCTTCGACAAAATCATCTGTTGTGTAGCGCATATCATATATGACGTCATCGTCAAAAAAAGCATAGTAAACCGGATCAAACTTGCCCAGTGAAATGAGTTTTTTCCCATGCGAAGTAAGCTTGATATCGTATACATTTTGTTTTTTGTCTAGAAATGCCATATTTTATTCCTATATGTCTCCAGCGGGGCCGAGGTCAATTCCACCCAAGCCAAGAATATTACCACCTTCTGGGCTTGCGGCTGGGGCTGCTGCGGGGGGCGGTGCTGCGGCGGCAGCTGGTGCTTGTTGTACCGGATTTGCAGAGCCCGCGCCGGGGCCTCCAATTAGTGCATCTGGTTTTGTTTCTTCAACATCTTGTGGTGTAAGTCTTATTGTCGCGTCCATTTTAACTAACTCAATCATCGTAAAAAAGTCATACGGCCAGTTATAACTATATAATGGGACAACTTCTTTTGTTTTAAATTGTTTGGCATTATCGTGTTCTTCACGCGTTCTGCCATTAAATCGTCTTGTGTTTTCTTCTAATTGTAAAGTAATGTCGCCGCGGTCTTTTCGTAATTCACGATAATAGTTTGTAGCTGCTTTTTGTTTAACTTTGAAAACCATCCAGCGCAAATCTTCATGAAGTTCAATAAATCCAAGTTTCTTTTTTATATCGCCTTGATTTTGTGATAATCCGATCGGTGACGCGCTGATTTGTGCTTTCTTGATGGCCTCTGTAAGCAGTGGGTGTGTTATCCTAACCACTGATTCTTGTACATCTGGGATGTCATAGGCCAAGTCCGGTACAAGATTTTGCCACATATCTGATAAGTCAGTATCTGTTAATTGATGTCTGAATTCAAAAATATACATAGCCAATGGCTTGACCTCTTCTTTTTCTTTTTTGCCATCGAAAGTCAAGAAATCAAACTGAGGAGGTATGACATACCTTTCCATTTTTTTAACCATATCAACGACTTCCGTGCCGACTTCTCTGATTTGTTTTCTTTTTTCTTCTGGATCTGCAATTAATTCTGTATATAAGGCTTTATTAATTCTATCTCTTTCAAACCTAAAGAACATTTTCTTGCCCCTGATTAATCTAAAAGGTATAGCCACTACTGCTTCACGTATTTCTCTCTTTTCAGCAATTCGCGATAATGGATACCACCCCTGTCTTAGTCCTACTGCGTCAGCTAAAGATTTTTCGCCGGGAACGTTAACAATATCAATACCTATTGTTTCGTCGACATTTCCTGGTATTCCATATTGGTGCCATTGGCCAAATGTCATAGTTCCTGTTCCGAATGTTGGAATTGTTACAATCATACCACCTTGCGAAACTTCTTGACCGGAAACACCAGCAAGAGCTTGGCCATCTGCAAACTCTTTATAACCTCTATAATTATATATTGGCACCTGCCATTTAGGCTCAATAACCCATTTTCGGCCGGCTTTATCTGGATCTAAATCTGGTGCCCCTCCAATAAGACCGGCGGGTGTTTGTAATGCTGATTTTTGGTAGTCTTCTACGACTGAGAAAAGATTGAGTGAAGCAGAAATCTGCATTGCATTATCAATACTGGAAGTTCCTGCCATGGCGCTGATTCCGGCTGCAGCATTGGGGATAAAACCATTTCTGGCATAAGTTACTTGCGCTCCGGACAAAATTGTCTGAAGGTCGAAGCGAGCATTATCTAGCGTTGGATCATGATGTTTAGGAGAAAAACTTATCTTAACTAATGATCCGCTATAAAGAGGCTCACCGGATTTAAAATCTATATCTTCGTAAGGTGGAGTAAAAGCAGCGTAACTAGCAGAAAGTGCCTCAAGTTTGGGAAGCGGAGACACTCCTCCGGCTTCAGCGCCTGGAATTGGTATCTGCGCATTGGTTGTAGCAGCGTTTGTTGTTGTAAATCCAGACGCCACGGGATACCCGAAAGCAGAATGCCTACTATACGGTGTCATATTTTTATGACCTTTCTTTAATACAACATACATTGAATAAGGAGCGGCGCCCGACATAACACCAAAATCAGGATGTAGATCACTAATATCTGATTTAATAATTTGTTTTTCACAGAAGAGATTTTGAGATTCGGCTATAAAATTATGCATTGCCATTTTATATCTCGGATCAACAGGAGGTTGACGTATCGAGGCTGTAAGTCGTCCATAACTTAACCAAAGGCTTATTGAAGATGAACTCTCTGGTTCTCCAGTTGTTAAATTCTTACCCAGTATAGCTTCTGCTGGATCTAGTAAAGATTCAAACGGCAAGCGCATGTCAAAATTATCCTTAACTCTTGGGCGCCCTAAAGTCCATTCTCCGTATTGTTTATTTTTAGCTTCGCCGCTGTTATTGGGGCCTTTATACATATCTTGAGTGTCGTTCATTCTAGAGCCCGTAATCCTGATCACACCCAAAGAAGAGGTATTGTTGAATTTGTGGTCGGTAAGAAAAACAGGATAATCAACAGCTATTCCAGCTTTGATAGAATTATACAAAATTCCTGGTGAAAAATAAGGTTGGAAAATTGGTCTATATTGCGAAAGTCGGTCAGGTAGAAAAGAGATTATGCTGCTACCGTCAGTGCCGATTGCACTCCCAGTAGAAGATGGAAAATAAGAAGCCGAAAACAAATTGGCCAATTGTACTGTCCGGACTGCAGGATGGAAACCTTCATAAGGCAAGAATTTCATCAACGCTTGACATTTCAAAGTTAAAGAAGATGCCTCTGCGCGTTGTACTTTATTACCATTAACAAATGGTGTTTCTTTATGCTCATCAATAATATGAAATTGCTTAATAAAATCAGTATGTAGATATTCTTTAGCAAAAGCACATTGCGCACTATTATTAACCGACGAGCCGGTTACTGTCAAAAATCCTTCATTATCTGCAAGAAATCTAAAAATTCCCACATTGCTAAGATATGTATCAATATGCTCACTTATTCTGAATTCTGGTATAAGCGAAAACCCTTGCCCCTGTCGACGTAGCTTTTCTGACCACTGTTCATATGTCCCTTCCGGGAATGGTTCTTTTGATCTACCGGAAATCATAGCCGAGCCGGCGGGGGTGTCCCAATTAGGCATGCCGGCAACCAAAATCCTTCTATGTCCAGAGCCTGGAGGCGATAGGCCATAAGTATCGTCAACAGTTATTTCATAGGCTGGTCTCATATATACAGGGCCAAGAAAATTTCGATTCTGCATCCCGGAAGAGCCATAAGACGCATTGTGAATCCACTGAAGTTCGCCGGCGCCAATCATCCATGGGTATGATGTTGGACTATCCACCTTGGCCCCCCATTCCGGGCTTGAAGCACTAGTAAAATCTTTTGGGCCGTCAAGTGGCCACATACTTCCTGTATGCATTGAATATTCATTAGAGCCTGCGACACTATATGCATCCCAGCCCCATGTAAATTTTCCAAAAGCTTTAGGTCTAAAAGACCCAGTTCCTCTTCTCAAAGAAGGATCTCTATTCCAATATTCAACAAGAAAGTTCTTTCTGGTATATGTTTTTGAAAGAAACTCATTCTCCTCTCTAGGGAAAATTTTCTCAGTTATATCTAACCGCACGAATCTGCTAATTTCGCTTTGATCACCCAAGCCTCCATAGAGGTACATGCCCGTCAAATCATCATATGCTGTGCTTTTTTTGTCTACTTTGACGCCGGCTTGCTTATTTAATTTTTCTTGTGGGAAATATACGTAATTATTTCCATAGGTTGCCTCTAATGCTATTAAATCACCAAAAACAGGGGTTAATGAAGGACTGGTTTGATACGCGTGATCACCAGCCTCAACTGCATCAATGTCTTTCGCTTTATCTGGTTTTGTCAAGAAAGTAAATTTGAGTGGGCGACGGCGATTTTCTGCAACAGGAGGAACAGTATAGGAATCAAAATTTGGATTAAACCTCTCTTTAAAAATATTGCGATTTTCATCTATATAAGTTTTAGGATTCCTTTGAACATCTATGATGTTGTTTCTTCTTAAATAACGAGCAATTGGATGTTGTCCTGTTCTTATTTGTTTCCAAGTCGGATATCCATATGGCCCATTTCTATTCAGTAATATCGCGTTCAATACTGCAATTTCGCCTGGCTTATTGCGCTGCCAAGCACCTTGGCCTGTATATACCTCCTCTCCGTAACCTTTTCTTCCGTGAAGTGCTTCAATATGAAGTTGCGGCTGAGCACCAGACAAGAATACCTTATTAAAATAATTCACATGTCCTTGGGCGGTACTGCCAGTATCAATGTTTTGAACATCCATCGCCTCATAACCCAATACGTGAGCACTTGATGAAATTGGTTCATAAACTATATGGTTTAAGTTAGTAAAGTCGGTAAACAAGATATTGCGGCCAGGACCTCCGAGAACAGCTAAATTTCCGGCGCCGATTCCATAATTCGATTCGTTATTATTATAAATGACACTTTTGGGAATACCAAAATTCCAGCCGTTCAGTTTACTACTAGAAAAAGCTACATGCAAGCTTGCACTTACAAATTCAATAGCTGAATAATATCCTTTAGCCGAACTTGAAAGAATACCATCATATGGCGCATATCCCAAAGCGTCTTGTACTAGTGCCGGCGAAGTATTTCCTGCTGCGAGGTCGGCTGCAGATGCTGAAACTAGATTATGAGGAAAGTGTGTATTAAGTGATTTCGTTATCCACGAATATTGTCTATCAGACGCCGGAATAGGCGTAGAAACAAAAGCATTATTAAAAATAGCACCAGTTGTGACTCTTTCCGTGCCAGGCTTATAACTTTTCGTCTTGTCGTATTTCTGAAGTCTCCACGCCCTATTATTATGTGTATCATGGAATGAGCCGATTACCGAAGAAGCGCCAAGAATGGCATCAAACCCCGGGGAGCCAGCAAATCGTGTAAACTCAGCTGAACCACTATATTTCCCTTCGTGATTCTTGAGGAATTTTCTGTTTAGAACATCACGAACCAAACTATTTCTGTAATTTAAAGAATTGTATACACTATATTGACGAGAAGCGATATCTAAATAACCCAAAGAATTTACCTCTGGTCCACCAGGGGCTGAGAATCTTTCATATATAACAGTTTTTTGTCTTGTTTTACCATCTATCAAATACGTGCGATCTTCAATTTCAAAATCCACTGCGCCAGAAACAGCAATTGATTCAATAGTTCCAGTTGCTGCGATTGCGCCAGAATTGTGAACAAACCACAAATTATTAATATCTCCGCCTGCCGTCTGAACGACTTCATAATTTTTATAGAAATTACCTTCCACTGTCAGGCCATTCTTCACAGAAGACGTCGTTTCGATATTTCGTATGTTAACCGGTCTTTTTGTCCTTCCTTCTCTAAAGAACGTTACTCTTGGCTTGTGAATAGCTTTTGCGGCGTTTTCGTCGGCAGCAGGACCATATATTTTGGCCGTCTGCGCGTCGGTTCCACCAGAAAAATCTGTTACATCAACAAGATTTACAGTTCCTGCGCCATGAGCTATAGCACTGCTAATATTGCCTGATGTACCACCAAGATCTATCGTGAGAGTAACTTTTGTACCTGTGCTGCCAGCCGATGCAGTAATACCTTGAATACCAGTGCCAGAAGAGCCTTCACCAGAAGCGTTGCCATACGTAATTCTGCCATCAGTTTCACCATTAATCGCTTTTATAACAAGAGCAGCATTGTCAGAGTCACCAGAGCCGGCTGTTCCGATAGTAATGTGATTAGAGCCCGCGCTAGTGGGAGAACTAGCAGATGATATGTCGAACTTAATTGTGATTGTAGTATTTGACCCGCCCACTACAACTGGTATAGTTATGTTGAATTTACTAGAAGGATCACCAACGGCCTGATATCCATCCATATCAATTGCGTCAGTTGCTGTTGCAGAATTACCTTCATTTCCAAAGCGTATTCTCCAGGCTTCTGCTCTAGTATCTTCAGTATCTAATATAGCGCCACTAACATTCGTATTTAAATCTGTATGCCTGTGGGCCATTCCGCCGACATGTTTTTCCGTGAAGGGGCCTTGTAAAGATACTTCTCCAGTTTGATCTATTAAGTCCGCATGTAAATTTGTAAATTGATGACCAGATTCAAAAAGAGTATCTACTGCTGATCCCGAAAGCGAACCTGTAGAGGCGTATGTATACAAAGTAAATGGAGCAACATAATCTCCTTTTAGGCTGTCATCTTCGACCCCCACAACGCCATCTGTTTTGTCATAACGCATTACAGAAGCTTTAAATGCCAGCCGTTGTTTACCAGGACTTATCTGTCGACGGGGGTTCTCAGGAGTGGTAATTGAGGCCGTTGATGTGATCTGAGATGATTCAATCAACATATAATCATCTGTCCCTTCATTTTTAAATGGGAAAGTTTGCTTTATGTAGTTGATACGCTTATTGAGATGTTGATTGTTCTGGTTTCGGATTGCAACGTCTACGCCTGCTCTGACAATTGGCTCAAATGTTTGTTTCGTAACATTCTTGAGAACAGATTTTCTTATCTTCTCTCTTGCTGTGTCAATTTCGGTGGAGGTGCCGCCGGTGCTATCGTCAATTACCCTGTATATACTTTTGAATACTCCACGATTAACATCCAATTTTTTCGTTGTTGAGTCAACGCTGTGTTCAATGCTCCTATATCCGCCTAATCCACCGTTAAAAATTGTTACGTAATCAACGTTATCTGATATTCCAGCCCATTTCTGAATGGCAGTATGTTTTCTAACGTCAGCATCTAAATACCCAGATTTAGCATACTTATTGATAACTTCAATTGTGCCTTCTGGGTCATTTTTTATTGCTTTAAACCCAGGATATCGGTGTTGATACTTATTTCTTTCCAAAATATGACTTTCTAATATAGTTTTAATATCACTAGAGACATTGGCAGAAACAGGTATTAAATCTTGTAACATACGATGAATAGTAAAGTCAACCCACTTATAAAACTCAAGGAATTTATCAAAATCAGTTGTTCTTTTAACCCTCTGGAAGAATAGCTCACGGAGTTTATTAAGCTCTTTGTACTCTTGCCTATATTTGTTGACGGGAGCGCCTACAATGTCGTTAAAATCGACCATAGTGGCGAATATATCAAGCATTTCATCAGAAACTATCTGATATGGGCTCTTTTCAATTGCAGCGAAATATGACATCGGGCGCGAAGAGCGCGTAAAGATATCATCGTCGAAATTGCGAATCTCAATTTGGTCTGCACTGCTAAGAACTTCCGGAAGTTGTTGCTTTGCGGTATACACGTAATCCTCAATAACAGCTGCGTTGTCATCGGGAAAGAAAGAGTGTCCCAAGCCAGGATAATATCTATCTATATATTCACCGAATGGCCCATAATTGCCTGTTGGTGCCGATTGGAACCAAGTTTCAGAAAGAGCAGAGCCAGAAGAAAAGTCTTTTATTATAAACTGGCCGGCTGGGTCGGAACCCGTCACGTTTTCAAAATTCCAATGTAACCCCAAAGTTTTGATTTTCGGAATATACGTTCCAGAAAGTGTATTTAAGTAACCTTTTGTGTCTAATAAACTGACGCCTGTTAAATGCAGAATTGCATTTTTATATGGATGATTAACTCCATAATTTTTAATATCCTTGACGTGTGATCGCAACTCTTCTTTGTTCAAATAACTAAACCAATAGCGCAATGATGTCATTTTGTTATCTGTTCTGGAAATCACAGAGCCAGTAAAGTTAGTTCTATGGGCACCGCCATATATTTTTTTAGAACTCGTAAGGAAGGCTGTTGCTTGATCATAAGTTAGCGTTTTGGTAAGATGGAATTCTTGATCAACCTCACCAAGTTTTGTAGTGGCTCCATGGAATTCCATTTCATATTCGTGGCTTTTGTAGACATTCATATTTGCAACGGAAAAGTGAACTGAATCGTTCTTTGGTCGCAGTCTTACATTGACATTCCAATGGCGATTGTCATATACATCAGCAAACCAAGAACTCGACATATTAACAATTGAATTATGGCCAGCTACAAGATGGAACCTAGCATACCCTGAATCTTTTAAATGTGAAGCCGTTGGTCGCGAAACGAATACACGGGTATTGGCATAATCAATCCAAGAAACTACCGCACCGCCAGTAAAATCTGTTACATCAACAAGATTTACAGTTCCTGCGCCATGAGCTATAGCGCTGCTGATATTGCCAACTGTACCACCATCGTCTATTGTAAGGGTAACTTTCGTACCTGCAGTACCGGCGGTGGCGGTGATGCCCTGAACGCCTGTACCAGACGAACCATCACCTGAACCATTACCATATGTAATTCTGCTATCGGTTGTGCCGTTTATTGCTTTTATAACAAGGGCTGCATTATCAGTGTCGCTTGAGCCGGCTGTTCCGATAGTGATGTGATCAGAGCCGGCGCTTGTTGGAGAACCGGCGGACGATATATCAAATTTAATTGTAATTGCAGTATTTGATCCACCAGCAGCAACAGGAATAGTTATGTTAAATTTAGTAGAAGGATCGCCGGCTGCCTGGTAGCCGCTCATATCAATTGCGTCAGCCGCGGAAGCATGCGTACCATCAAATCCGGATTTATCCCAAGTCGTAGTGTGTGCGCCCATACCTGATGTATCAACGGTATGCATACCAAAAAGAGAAGAGGTATAATGAATACCGGAATAAAACTTTGTTCCTTCTTTAAATTTCTTTGGAAAGAATATGTTTGCTTCTAAAGTATAAGGAATGAATTTAAGGATTTCACCACCTTTCAAATAAGAAAGTGCGTTATCGTTTTGATTTGTATCATTATCATCAAATTTTTGAGAATCTTGATATATCGAGGCTGTTGCACTTCCCGTAGTTATATTAAGAATCCTCTTTTTGACAGTCGATGATCTAAAATTATCTTTAAATTCGAATTCTAGATTGTTACCGTAGTAATTGATCTTAACTAAGTCGTCAGATAGACCCATTGAACGCAACATTGCTCGTATGGACTTTTCTGTACCTTTGGATTTATAGATATATTCAAGATTGTTATAGATATTTTGATATATTCTATTTTTAACGTTCGTTAGTTTCTCTTTAAAATTAAAATCTTCAGATTGGTTTTTATAGTCTTCTAATAAACTGGAATCATTAAAGATTTCGCCCAGAAACATCCCTTTATCTTGCAATAAATAATTTGCAAACGGATATGGTTGTTCACTACCACTTGGATAATGAATATTTTTAATCTTTGGTAGCTCTCTAATTTGCAAATATAAGTTATCAAAATAACTGGCAATAATCTGACTTAAATTATACAAAGTACCGTAATTGTCTTCTTCTGTTATCCATGAAGGGAACGTATTATAAATACTGGATGGGTTTTGATGGTCATAAACCGATCCTGAATTTATTTTTGTATTATAATAATTTGTTACTTTTGGGTGAGCCTTGTAAATTATAGGATCTTCAAATTCTGATTTTGCTTTGCCAGATAAAACCATCGCAGAACCAGTATTTCGTTGATAAGTACCAGAAACGAAACCTACATACTTACCATTAGCAACGCGGCCGGAATAATCTAATATAATATCATCTATAGTTGAAATCCCGCTCATACCTTCATTAAATTTATAATATAAACCTAGCGAAGTGTTTGCATCATCACTATTGACTCCTCCACCAACTTGTCCGAAATAATTTGATCCAATTTGTTTAGCAGTTCTTAATGTTTTCCAATATCGGAATTCATCAATAGATCCACTTAATTTACCATGACCAATTTTTGCAATTGAATCAGCATCAAAAGCAGTTCTATATACTAGAGATCCGATTGTCGCGACGACTGGTTTGTTAGTATATCCAGACCATGCGATTGAGCCAGAAACGCCATTAATATTAGAGCCTGTTGTAATCGATTCAACAAATTCGCCATCGTAATACATTTCAGCCTGTACGTTTGATGAAACATTTTTAAATGTAAACGCATAGTGGTGCCACTTGCTGTCGGCAACTTTTGCTGTTGTAAAGGCTGCTCCATGCGAACCCGAAGTACCAATTGGCGCTATTTTTACTCCAGAAGTACCCGACACTGCAGAAATTAGAAAAACAGTATCTGCGCTAGTTGAATCCATCTCAATACGAAGACGACCATAAGCTGCTGAAGCTTTTGGTTGTTGATTCCATAGATCAAATATGACTTCTCGCTTTGTTTTAGAATCACCTAACCAAGCGTCTTTCTTGAGCCAAAATTCTACAGTTGCCCCATCTTTTGAAAGGTCAAAAATAAGATTATCTGTTCTATTTTTTGATGCATTATAAATATTATCTTTGTTTATAGAACCAGTAACAAGAATATATTCATTATTTGAAGGGGTTCCATAAGAGCCGGATCCGGCTGAACTAAACGACGAGCCTGGGAATCCTACATAGCCGGTTGTTCTCGGGTATTCCTTGTCAAAGACATAGTTTTCAAAGAAAGAGGAAGAATTGTGCCATTCTAATTTTTCTTTCTCAGAACCATCATAAGGATATGATTCATAAACGTTTTTTACAGCGTCTTCATAATATTTTTTAGCAGAACCAAAACGAACCCATTTATCGGGCTTTGAAAAATCGACGTGAGGATACACACGATTTCTAAAAATCTTATTGACTTTTAGATAATCAGCAGATTCGATCTTTGCTCCAAGTTGTTTTAAACTTGAAGATACGCCTGTAATTTTTTGACTTGCTTTTTGTGAAAAAAGTTCTTTTAAACTTTTAGACATCTTCTAACACCTATTATTTTTTCTCTTCCACTCTAAATCTAAATTTATCTTTCTGAACGACCCATTTATCCCCGACATGATATGCTAATTCAATTCCATATGCATAATCAGGCTCAAACATACTCATATCCAAATCGAAATAATTACCACCTTTATCATATGATAAAAATGTTTCTTTATCGACCGAACTAGTGCTGTGCCTAATAACTTCATAATTATCTCTTATTCTATAAATTTTAAAAGAGGCACTTTCAATGATTGTATTTTGTACAGTTGAGGCAGCTGCCGTATAAATATTAGGGTTCCAATTTTTCGGCCGATTAAATACTCTGAATCTCACCTCTTCATCAGAAGAATATGCACTTTTTAAATTCGTTATTTTAGTAACATAATCTTTTCCTGGACTCTCCATAGAAGCAGATAGGAATTTTGGTTCGAAAGATGATGTAGCATATTGCACCGTACCGGCTTTAAGGACCGATCCTGAGCCATCGTGCCACACATCGAACACTTTTGTAAGGATACCCTCAGTATTGCCTGTTAATGCGAAAGAGGCCGTATAAATGCCCGTTCCTTGCCAGGCGTATCCTCCAGTGATGTTTGTTCCTATGGTTGCATCTAAAACTGCAACGTCGCCAGAAGCAGAAAGTTTGCTTCCATTAGGAACTTCATTATCAACACTGCCTGAATATAAGCTTACATAGATCGCCACTTTTTTCCCTATACCCTTAATATTCTTAAGGTTTCCTTTCACATAATTGTATAGATATAAGGTATTTAAGTTATCAACACTGTCAGCTAACGAACTGCTGTAATAGAAATTGTTTCTATCATCTGTAATTTTATTATCCCATCGTGCTTCGACGACTGGGCGTTTAAAGAAAAATTCACTTTTTCTTGCATGAAATTTCTTAGTATAATATGATTGTTTTGCGCCTGCGGTGTTTGTTAAAACAGAATCTAAAGAAGCTGTAGAATATGCTTCTTGGCTACCCGTAATGTGTACACCAAAACCATAATTTGTTTTTGTTCCAGCTAGCCATTCTTCAACCAAGCTAGTAACTTCAACTTCTAAGTCCTCAGTACCATCGGCAAATGATTGTGAAAATACAGGCTTTGCATAATAATCACCACCCGGAGTGTGCCACGGATTGCTAAAAGAAGCTGTCATCCATGTCGATCCAGTGATTGTTGGAAAACCCAAATCTTTGTAATCTTCCATATCCAAGCCAAAGCCTTCGTCCCAAGATTGAGAAATAGGTAAAACCATCAACTTCATGTCTCGCGGGAGGGGCTGTGTATGTTTAGCATTAAACATTCTCAAATAAAATTTTACGCTTCCAGAAGCTGGTAATGATCCGGAAGTTCTATCAATTGACATTTGATTCGTAGGAAATTGGATGAGGACGCGCGAAAGTTCAGCTGAACTAGTGTTTGCCTGTGCGAAAATAGAAAACGCTTCAAGTATATCAGACGCGCCCATATTAGCATCAAAGCCTCGTGAATCCAAATTTGCCTTAAAGGCATTGGTTATTGTATTATCTTTTGTCGCTGTATATCTTTTAATAGTCATTATAAAACAACCCCTTTAATATCGTCAGCATACTTTATTTCTAAACATATGTTTTCTTTGGAGTTGAGTATTCGACCGTCCATTGACTTATTAGCCTGAATGTCGTAATAAACACCAGAGTGCAATACCGATGTTCTGTTAATTATATTAACATCAACGACGTCTAAAACCTCATCCACGTCTTTTAAGTGTTTATATACATCGGTAATAAGGAACGGCTCACCCATATTAAATTTAGGAGTAAGCAATTCAGATTGTAATTTTTGTAAAGCTGCCACTAATGCATCATACTTGTTTATGTTGGGTTGCGCAACAATAGAAAAATCAATTCCTATATTAACAATATGCGCGTCTAAGATGTCAATTGAATCGTTTATCATTTTATATTGATTAAGCCAAGTTTTTAAATTATTCTTTATAATTCCGCTAGTTCTTGTAAGATTTCCGTCTGAGTCTTCTGATAAAACATACAAATTAATATTTCTTTTCAAAGAATCATTATCTTGAAAAACATTTACTCTTTTGATCCCTCCAAGCTCTGGAGGCATTCTATAAACCAGACTTACATAGTCATTTTTTGTCACTGCTCTGTTTTGAGTTGCAAAGCTATCTAAAGCTAAAATTCTTGCTTCTTCGATTGTCACATCATTAACGTCGCCAGTGATAGGGCTTGGATTATCAGATTCAACGCTATCAACGATTAGATCTCTCGTTTCATTTGGAATTGAAATTTCATTTTTAAATGAAAAAATAAGATCTACAGGAGATGTTAAACTTCCGGCTGGGATGTTTACGTTATCTGCATTAGTCGATCTATAAGTAATTGTTAATGTTGTATTCGATGGGGCAATTCCAAATTTATCGTTAATAAACATGTTACTTGGATCAAAACTGTTGTCTGTGACATAATCTCGACCATGGAGTTCTAATACAACTTCATTTGGATCAATAAAATCTTTGTTCAATATATCTTTATTAGATACTGATCCAAATTGTAAATAAGGATTATTATATTCATCTCTTTCTAGAACAAATCTTCTTGGAACAGCCATAGGCTTAAGAACAGACGGCACATCAGGGGCTGTGGAGGGGTCTGTGTTTGCAATCAATTTATGAATCACATCTTGAGAAAGATATTCAACTTGAAAATATTCATTCCCACTATCATCCATAACTGAAATGATTTCAGTTATATTTGTATCATTCAGATAAAGCTTGTTAAATTTAACAAAGTCTCCAAGAGTATATGTATCCGTTATGATTTGACCTGATATCACAACGCCAGAATTTTTCAACACGTATTCAGTGGGAACATTGTCTGTATTCACTTTCGCAACTTTAAAAATAGTGTTTGAATTTGAAAAATCCACATCTCTCGCCAAAGAAAAAACAGTTCCAGCTGCGCTAGCAAACGTACTTCCTCTCCTAATAATCGGCAAAAATTCTGTATCTGGGGTATTATCCGTCGTACTGGCGGGGACTGCAATATATAAGTCAATTGTACCAAAGGAATTAGCAACTGGTTTTGGTTTATAGCCTAATTGTCTTGAATGCCGCAAAATATTGCGTAGTTCATTGGCATTTTGCAAAAAACTTTCATTTACCTGATAGTCTAAATAAAAAGATAACGAATCTCCAACGTATGCAACAGTATCCAACAAGAGAGAACCAAAAGATCCCTCGTTAAAATCTTTAAGTTGATTTGGGTAATACTTTTTCGCGTAATTAACCAAATCATCTTTAATCGAGTCGAAATCTCGATTTGTGTATTTAACACTAACTTTCTTGCCTGATGTAGATGACATTTTTTATAACTCCAATAATTTATTCTAGATTAGATCGCAAAACGAGATCCATATAATCTCTTTTTCCTACAGGCCCGACATAGTAGGAAATTTTAAGTATGATAGCATTTAGGTCCGATTGACTTTCGGCAATGTCTATATCTACTTCTTGTAAAAAAGGCATAAATATAGAAATTTGACTCATTATTTCAGATTTAATATCGTCACGAGTTAAATCAGTATTGGGAGAAAATAGATAGTCTCGCAAGCCAACGCCATAAGTCGGTATCATAACTCGTTCGCCAGGTGACGTTAAAAGAAGCATTTTTAAATTTTGTTTAATAGTTTCTTCTAGTTTATTATGTAATCTATATGGGCCATATTCATAATCAACGATTAGTGGAAGACTTGGCGCGAATCCAGGTTTTGACATTTTAAATGGTTCTCCTCATATTAATTATGACAAGAAGTTGAAATTAATATATTAATTTTACTACTCGGTATCACAAAGATCTGCGTCAGGATTTGAATATGGGGGCGCTTCAAACTGAACATCTGGCTTATCTTCTTCTTCGTTTAATTTATCTTTTTCCATTTGCCTTAACATTAATGCAGCCCATCCAAAAGGAGTAATTGGGAAGAAATCGAAGCCCGGATCGCAAAATCCTGCGATGATTTCCATGAGAACTCTTATGTTTGTTAAACCGTCGCCATCCAAGTCGAAAGAGCCGGCTGTCGATAAAAAGCCGGGCACCATACCTTCATCTTTAATTTGTGCAGCGATACCCTCTTGGGCAGTCATGGCTTCATTAGAGTCCGCAAGTCCATTTGATGCGACATTCTCATTTTTAAGCGACTGCATAGCTGCTGTTATTTCAGAACTAGGATAGTATTCTCTATAAGGATCTCCGCCAGAACTTAATATATCAAACACAGACATTAAGCTGCTCTTTGTATTTGAAAATAACCTTGAACTAATTTTGTTTAAGAAAGAATTATCGTTATAAAAGCCGTAAAATAATACGTACATACTAACTGTGGACGCAAACTCTCTTAAAGGGAACACATAATTAAACAAGAGTTTGAATTCTTGAGAATCCAACATTTCTCTTCTCAAGTGGCCGTATATACTCGTTTCTCCTGTGCCCATGAAAAATTCATCAAACCAAATCGATGGATCATCCGGAACAGACGGCTCAGAAACTACTTCAAATTTAGCACCGAAATCAAAATTATTACCCAATTTCATTAATTCTGGTGCACGGACGGCAACTTGATATAACTGAATTACTCTAGAACTATTTCCAGAAGTAACTGTCATTTTTATTGCTGGAAAGCCGTTTACTCCTTTATTATAATACTTCTTTAAGTCTGCTGGAAGTTCATCATGAGACAAATATTTTGTAGACTTAACATCTCCTGGAGAGTCTGAACCAAAAGCATAATAAAAGGGATTTGCTACTATATCCTCTACAGGCATACCACCATGATTTATCATCTTTTGTAGCCAAGCAGAGCTTTTAAGTGTATTATCTGGCCCTAGAGCTGTTCCTAAACCACTGTTGACACTTAGTGGGTTGGATAATGTTTCGGATGTTGGATAGTAAGGCGGGGCGCCCTCGTTCGCGCCATATTGTGTTTGCTTCCAATGAGTAGACGGCCCAGCAAAATATTTACTAATAATGTCGCCAAAGCCGTCACCTATTGAACCTTTTTCTGCTGGGCCGTTGATTTCTCCAAGACCCTTGATTTCAATTTTAAACATTTCAACATTTCCGCCTTTGTCAGCAAATCCGTCTCCACCAAGCTCATGAAACTGATTTAATCCGCCGAAATGTTTTCCGAATCCATTAGCATTGGACGATTCATCATTGGCAATTTCCGCAAATATTTCTCTTATGTTTTCAATCGATTCTTTATCTGGGAATATTCCTACAAAAATATCCTCTCCAACCAAATCTTGCACAACTTGATCTGTGTCAACTACTTCCCCTTTAAACCACGACTTAGGGTTTATTTTCCGACCAGCAACATCCTCTTTGCTCAAGATCATATTATCATCTAATACTAAATTGTATTTATTCTCTTTAACGGCCGTGATTCCATCTTGGTTTCTAATCCACTGGTCCGGTCTCCTAACTAAGACGCCCTCATCATAAAGATCTTCCACCGTTGGAGTCTTCCAAACATTATCAGAATGGTGTGATATTGATAAACTCCAAGTATCAATTCTTGATCTTGGATATTTTTTAAACCGGGCGGGAGTTTTTAAATCATCTACTAAAAGGAAATCCGTATCCGGATTGAATTGATCCCCTCCTTCGGGAATAATATCAACTTCTCCTTCAATGTCCCAAGGTTTCTCAGGGTATTTTAATTTTCCGTCATCATCTCTTGCGAGTTTTTTATCCAAGAAAGTTGTAGTATCAACAACCAAATTTTTATCAAAAATAGGTATACTTTTTGTTTCACCGCCGGCAATTACGGCATTACCGGCCGCATATGTAACTGTGTTGCTTCTGCCTGTCCAGAATGGCTGCATAAAGCCCAATCTTTGCAGAATGTAATCTGTTTTCTTGTTGGCCAGTTCTCTAAAATCTATACTATCTGCGTTTTTAACCCATATTTGTGAAGCCTCTAAAGAAGACGCATTTGTAACATAGGGTTTATTAGCTGGAAGATAACTATTATGGGGACCAACACTACCTTTAAAATTAATTTCTGTAATTTTTGGATTGAAAGACAAGTAATCCATAGCTGGTGAGCCAACAATAATACTTTTTGTTTTACCGTATATTTTTTCTTGATGTATTTGTACCGGTATATTATCTTCAACGGGAGCGTAGTTGAATTTAGAAGTTTGAATTTGATCATACCCATTAAATGAAAATTGAGCCGGTAGTGCCCATACTGTAACATCTGCTTCGGTGTCCTCAAATTGTTCTTTTATATATGACTGTGCTTTCTTATATACTGAGCTATTTCTCCAGTCATTCCACATTATGTCTGAATAAATACCGCTAAAAACGTGAGAGTGTTCATCAACTTTATATAGATCAACAAGCCTTTTGCGCTGTACTACTATTGGCATACCACCTGGATGCTTATATTCTGTCTCTTGTGCTGCATTTCTAACAAAAGAGTTATCCTTGTAAATAATTGAATTTTTGCACTCCATCCATTTTCGATATTCAGGAGAATCCGAATCCCAAATTGCTGCGCCTTCTCGTTCACCGCATAATTTTTCATAATAATCACCGATTATTTCCCCAGCGTCTTCAGAATTCTTGAGAATAACAGACTTTACATATGGCTCTATGACTTTGCTTAAATAATCACCTCCATCTAAAGTAGGAACAGAAGTAAACTCATACTTGTGTGGTGGAAACACCTCAGAAATATTGTATTTTGAAGGCATCATATAGACATCTTGTTCGGGCCCATCAATTACCTGTCCAACGGCCTCCTTACCACCTGGATAGTCCGCGCCGGGTTGATCATATCTGGGCGATTTCCGACAACGCGTCATTTTAAATGCAGCCATATTTTTGTTAAAATCAGCAACCAAAATGTTATTATATTCCATATCAGTTTTTTGTTCGACATCGACAAGATTGCCGTATTCGTCAGTCATCTTTGCAGCGTCTCCACCGAATGTACCTTCAGGTGAATAATCTGCGGTGCTGTAAGATGATAATTGGTTTTCTCCGTATTGTCCGAAGCCCAACTCGTTATAGTCAGCAGATGTAAATTTTTTGCACCCCAGATCATCGGCTGGGCCATGTGGATATGACTCCTCTCCTTGAACTCCCCAATCTGCATCAAACTGAACATTGAAATCGGGCCGGCCGATTAATCCTGCATATATTTCGGGATGATATCCGGCCTTTGGGTTGTATGCGCCTCCGGCGTCTAAGGCTGATGGACGTTCAAGACTACTTGGTGTTCGATATTGCGCAAATTCAGCAACATAGTGAGTTTCTTCGTCTAATTCCACTCCAACACCCATCCATTGGGCGAATTCGTTTCTTGCAAATTGAGTTACAAGCAAGTGATTGTAAGCCGCTTTAGCTCTAGAAATATGGTGACGGTCGGCAAACGTTGTTTGATAATCTTCATGACCTTCGTTATCTCCGCCGTGATACCATTCTCCTTGTAAGGCATACTCTGCGTTTCTTTCTATCTGATAGAGACTTGCGCCGTTGAGTTTTTTCTGTGCGTCGACAATTCCTTTCCCGCCTTTTTCAACACCATCATCTTTTGACGCAAAATTAACTTGATATCCAAGATCTTCCGCATTTTTAAAAATATGTCCTTCAACAGAACCACCACTATCCAACCCAAATTGATCTTTACCAGGATATATCGGTAACGGTACAACAGTACCAAGCTCATCTTGAAAATTTTCATAAGCAGGATCTCGATACCCCATATTATATTTTATTCTTACAATATCCGCATCGCTTGGATATTCGACTCTTCGTGATATTTTTAAGAAGTGGTTTTTAGGATGTACAGTTGCTAACTCATCCCATGTTTTATTATATAAGTCAGAAGCCACAGAAATGCCTGCAAACTCATTTATATTCGCACCGGAACCCTCTTTCGCGTCGACTTCTTTGAATGTTAAAGGAAGTACATAAAGCGGTTTCTTAAATCCTTTATTTCCTTCTGCATCTTTTACAATAAATTCTTTATATACTCTATATGCTTTGTGTATTTGAGGCACAAATTGATTTCCAAGATCAGCATCATCTATTAGTTTGTTAAATATCTCCTCTAATTTATCAAATCCGTCGTCTCCGGATGTTGGGAGAACCATCGACAACCGCACACCATATTTTATTTCCTTATAAAATGTACTTAAAGTAAAATTCAAAGGATTTTTATCTGGTAGCGCCTCTGTCTCGTTGGACATAATAGTTTGTTTTAAATCATTAGCAAGATTTTCTAAATCTCGTATAGCCAATATGCCTCTATATTTAAGTGGGCGTGTGTAAGAATTAAACGCGCCATTATAACCAGTAGACATTTCACTATTTGGACCAAAATATTGATCAAAAGCCGTATCTGAAAACGTATCAAAATTCTTGCCGCGGTCTTTAGGTGGTTTTTCTATATCAACCAATCGGATGTATGGTTCTATCATAAAGTTACCATTCATTATCAGTTTCGAGCCATCTGCAAATTGCTGGTTTGACATATTATCTATTTCTATAACAGGATTTTCTGTTGGTGTGTCACCCAATTTATCATATTGATTTTCAATACTTAGCTCGATATTAGGATCGTAATCAACCAAAGCAGCGCTGCGGGGGACATTGTAATTATTTATCCCATCTGTACCAACAAAAATTGATCCGTCATTTCTTATGAATCCATAATTTAAGCTATCAAAGAAAATTTCTTTCACATCCTTCATAAGATCGGCATCTCTAGCAAATATTTTATTCATGTCGGCGCCGACTTCTCTAATTTCTACCGAAGCCAAATACTTTATTAATTTTTTGTCGTTGTTCCTGATTGCATTCTTTTCAAGTGTTGATAATTTATCTTTATCCTCTGAGGCCGGTCCAAAGCTAGCTGATGACCAGTAAAAGTCTACTAAACTTCGACATTCTCGCATAAACAAGTTTTTAAATACTTTTGGATCTCTGCCCGGAATAAGTCCACCAATACTTTTTTCAATTTGAGCCGAGAACAGATTCAAGAACATTCCAGAACCAAGCACTTCTTCGAATTTAAACCGATCAAAAATCCACATCCCTCGTATTAGAATTTCAGCCAAGAACGTCCTAAAGGTAAGTTTTACAACTGCCTCAAGCATAGCTTCTGTCAATGGGTCAATTCCGCCTAGAGGATCGCTTTCTCCTTTTCCTTTATTTGCTGGAGTGTCCCAAGCGTCATCAATTGCCTTTTGAACCATTTTCCTATTTATTTGTGCCCATCTTCGAGCAATATAGTCTTTAATATCATCAATTTTGAGCAGATCAAAAGCTGTTTTTCTTGGGTCGCAAATAGATTTCGTGATTTTAAATAATTCTGTCGTTTTAAAATATTTGGATCTTGACAAATATTCACCATACGACTGAATTATCGATAATGAAAATCGTGGAAATACATAAGATTGCAAAGCAATTTTTACGTCTTCAATATTTTTGAGAGAATTTTCACTTTCAGATACATAAACGCCTTTTTTATTTGACGACATATTCTTACTCATCATGGCGGTTACATAGCGTGCAAACATTTTAGCTTGTGCAGGTGCGCCCTTAGATGGGAGGTTGAGAGAAGAAATATCCATCGGAAAAGAACCCGTTATATTGCCCATGAGAGGGTCTTTCAAATCCGGATAAAAATCATCCGGCAGAGGTATGTATGTTGTCTCTTCCCTGACACTATGTGGCACAACTTCGTCTTTTAAATTACAAGGATCTCCAAAGGTATAAATATTTTCTATAGATTGCAAGAAAGAATCACTAAATTCTGTGGGGTCTTCTAAGGGACCCATAGACCAGTAAAATGCTGTATTATTGTTTTTAATGACTGCAACATGATACTGCTGGTTATAAGCCTCTGCTTCGCTGGTATATCCGGCGAATGAAGGCATTGACCCGGGAGGGTCTAACAAAAGAAAATTATGTGATGCGCCGATTGGAGGATCAACTTCTGGATTTGATGGTACAAAGTCGTCGATTAATAAACCATACGCAAATTTTGTATTTCTTTTGATTTCCCCGTTCACATGTTCTGCTTTTACCATGAACTTATTGTAGAAATTTTTAAAATTAGATCCTTGATCTGTATTTGATATAAAATCAGCCTTTTCAGTTGTTTCATTATCATTATAAGCTAAATTATAAGTTTGTCTTTCTGGGTCATCTCCCCTCAAAACACTTTTTAATTCGGGAAAGACATCATAATCTATATTGAACTTAATTGAACTATCGGAGGTATCACCAGAAAACAGATTAGGCATAGAATCCAAAAATTCTTGATACAGTTCTGAAGGTTTCTTTCCTCCAAATGAGCCGGCCTCCGGTATAGATCCAGGCTCCCCCATTTGCATATTGAAATCAAACAAGGCGCTGCGTAATTTTCTAACATCATTTCTATAGTTTGTAGTAATGAAATCCAATATCGTATCTCGAACGAGTCGCATTGAAAAACTAGTGTGAGGATTAAAATCCATAAAATCTGTAACAGGAGGCTTTACTGGTGTAATTGTTTTACTGACCAGTCCATTTTCCATCATCAATTGAACAGTTTTTTCAACTACTTTCTTTTTCTTTCTATTTTCTTCTTCTAGCGCCAAGGCTGCCTGAGAAGAGAGAATATTGAGATCTCTGTCGTATTCCTCTAATTCACAAGCATCTTCAATTGCTGTTTTTACAGTTAATGAACCAATCAAAAGATCCAAGTCAATATGCTCGCCAATAAATCCGAATAATGAAGCCACGGCTCCGACTGTATCAATAAGAACATTAACACCCGGATATCTCTCCTCGATGAAAATCAACACATTCTTTAATAGTTCTGGGGATGCGTCCCCTCTAAACAAAAGAATTAATTCTTTTGCTTTAAGCGACATTAAAAGTTGCGCCATTAACGAATTAATTGTTTGAGGTGGTATGTTGTTCGAACCATCATAGCCTGCAGATTCATATTCTTCGTCCGAAATGAATATTTTTTTGGCCATATCTTGATTCCTAATCAAGCCTAAAAATTGAGCAGTATAAGTTGTCATTATATTGGTCTTAGTTAGATCTTGTTGAGAGCCTTTTTGAACTTTGTATAAATCTGGACCTACGGTGATTTCTTCGGTTGGTGATGTGGTCACTGCATCTACTTCTAAAACAACATTTACTGCTTGCTCAGGCGGCAATGGTTTGTTCATATTAACAAGACCTGCTCCAAATTCAGCCATGCCTTTTAAGAAACCACTGTCTATTTTTGCAATTTCTTTAGCTAGCGCTTCGGAGGCTTCTGCCATAGCTAGTTCACAATTAAGTTGGATATATCGTACAGCCCATTTAGACATCTCTAAAAGCGATTGATCAATGGCCTTCATTACTGCAGCTAACCACAGATGTCCTATACCTTGCAGAATACCGTCTAATTTGATGCCTTTAAAATCTGGAAGTAACATACCGAGGCCGGCTTCTAAAGCTGCCCCGGGGTCTTTTAAGGCGACCATGAAGTCCATAATATAACTCTCAAGTCTTCCACAGAGATATTCAGGAGTTAAGTGTTTTCCAACAAACTTTGCCAAATCTTCTTTATATGCTTCGACCATACCCATTAATAATTGTTTTTGGCCTTCTTGGTCAAAAGCCCCGTTACGTATTAAACCATCTAATTGCCCTTTAGCTTCTGCCCAATTTTGTGGTACTTTAACATCAGATAGTGGGCCTTTATGATTTATTTTCTGCGGCCCGGGGGATGCATTTGCGGTCGATATTTTTCCAACCATAGTAGAAGATTTAATCGTTGTTGGAGGCGCACTAGAAGCAAAATTAACAACAGGAGCAGCAGCGGCGTCTAGACCCAACTCTTTTAGGGCGACAAAGGTACTATTTGTGATTTCATCAGTTAATTGTTTTGCTTTTGTTTCTGATTTTTGAGAAGATTCAGGATCGTCTGAACTTGTTAAAATTTCACCTACAAGTACTTCCGTATTTGTTTCTGAGGAAGCTGTGCCGGCGGGTTCTAGAGAAAGTGTTACCAAGTGTGTCACAGCTGTCGTTTGGAAATCTATAGATTTAAAACTTTTTTGATATCTTATTGCGAGTTGTTGTCCAGCTAATAACTCTATAACATTTGCCGATGTAGACTTAGCAACTGCTTTATTTAGAATTTCTTTAATATTGTCTTTCTTGACTCTGTTTGCAGCGCTTTCGAAAGCTGCCGCGGCGTTAAGGTCTGATTGATATTTTGCAACGTTGCCTCCGCTGCTTGCCGCCCACCAAACAGATGCAGCCTCATATGCTTTTTTAGATACAATTCCTTTTTTCCCCAGTTCATCATCTGGATTTAATAAATTTGTATATTCTACAGTTGCTTTTGCTGTTTTTTCGGTGAATTTAGTTTTATATTTTTTAAAATCTTCGTCAGTAAAAATAAGATTTGCAATATTTGGGTTTCCAGCTTGAATTTGAGAAAATCTAAAATTTAGGTATACTTTCCAAATATAAACTGCGTCACCGGAAGAAAGAGACCCGGGGACTTGAGAAGAATTTTCCATCAAATAAGGAACATTTTTCTTCTCAACATTTGTGCTAGAAGGCTTTACTCCTGGGATAATCTGACCAGGAATATTTCCAGATAATGTTTCTTCTCCACAGGCTAAGCCTGTTAAAGAGCTGACTCCGCCAGTAGGGTTTGAACTTCTTGGATCCCCAGTATTAACAGCTTTTTTGCCGGCGGCACCCAGGGCTGCGGCCAATTCTTCATCTTGTTTAAGGAGAGGATCATAATTAAAGTCAGCGTTTTGTAATACTTTTCCTAGACCATTCATGAACTTATTTGGGTCGAAATCTTCACTACTAATATCTTCGTATAAATCATCAATTGATTTTTTAACAAAATCTTGAACTTCGCCAGATGCCTCATCAAGACCATCCAAAACTTCTTTCTTTATATCTTCCATAGGAAGAGCTTGCAAAACTTGATTACAGATTACTTCAAATAAGTCATCTCCTTTTAAATCAATCCCAGCGCACTCTAGCAAATCTTTTAAATATACATTGAGATTGGTGTTTTTCATCACCTGCTCATAAACGCCCTTTTTACCAAAAAAGTTTCTTGAATCTAGAATTAAATTAAAATGACTTTTGGTTTTGACTAGATCTGCTACAGCTTTGTTTGTTTCTTTACTAAAAAGTGATCCTGTTTTTCTCTTATCTCTTTGATTTTTTATTGTGGCTGCTATGGATCCGTTCTCTTCTCTAACCTGCGAGTGACTTTTCCGGCCTCGGGAAAGAGGCTTTGGTCGCTTTGCAGGCTCGGAAGGAGTTGTGGAAGTAGAGCGTGTTTTTGCTTTAGTTTTAGGAGATGGGACAAGGGCCTTAAAAAGATTGGCATATGCTTGATTTACGGAAGATACTCCTGATGTTTGTTCTCTGCCGCGATTTTCGTTAATTGTTTTGCGCAACATGTGTATTTTTTTTATTATTTCTTTGTTACGACCAAATTCTCCGCCCAAGCCTTCGGCGCCAACTAACTTATCAGTAGCAATATCAAAAATTAATTGGTTAGTTCTTTTATTGCTTGCAAAGTTTTTAAAATTTTGCATTCCCTTATTAAATTTATATGTACCAGTGCCGTCTCCCTTATCGTATAATACAATTGTAGGAAGAAAAGAACTATTGAAGCCGACTTCAACGTAAGCATCACTAGAAAGCGATTCAATATCAACCTCATTTTCTGCAAACAAAACCCTTAAAGCGCTAGAAAACTTAGTTAAATTTGATGCCTCTAGATTGAAATCAATATTGACTAATGTTATATGTTCTTTAAATTCATTAATATAATGAGTTTGCACTTCATTAGCAAAAAATTGCCCTAATTCAAATATATCGTCAATAGTTGGCCTAAAAGATGTAATAGCACCTTGAGGGATACTATCTCTTTCTAATACTTCTTTCAAGGAAACACCCTTTTTCTCTAAGTGAAAGCGTGTTATAAACTGATAATCTGAGCCTCTCAAGGCATATGAAGTCGTAGTGGGTTTTGAAGGTATTTTATCAAACTCAGATGAGGGTACGGCGACGATGCATTCAATTTTACCCATTAAACTTTGTGATACTTGTTTAAGTTCTATTTGAGTTTTCTCAAAAGCAACATATAGTGCTTTTCTCGCATCTTTATTTAGACCCACTTCATCTGAATCTTCATTAATCCATGCATCAAGAGTGGATGCGCCGACTTTATTATTTTCTTGTAATAATGATCTAAATGCACCAAGTCTGATTTCTAGATTAAAATATTTATCTACATCGGATAATTTAGGATCACTAGCCCCTCCCAGTCCAGAATTTTCTAGAAAAGAAGCATATCCACTTATTGACGCATCGTATGCTGTTGTTAATTTTACATAATACTTGCATTTTGTTTTATTAAACCAAGAAACATCTTGTCGATCAATGTCGCTTTCGCTTGGTAAGATTGTTGTATTTTGCGCAGCAGCCGGAGGGGCGGATTTGAATACTTTCTCTGGACTTCCTCCCATTAATAACATCAAATTGGAGCGCAAAATATAACCATAATCTGCACGGCCTTGGCCAAGAATATTCTCGCCAAGAGTTGAATTTTTATCTCTCCATACCGCAGCTTTATTTGTATTTAAATCAGTTGGTAATCTAGCAGCTAAGACTAGCGGGCATTTAATTTCATTTGATTTATTACAAGATTCTATGCCATCATCTTTAAAACCATAAGAGTCAATTATTTTAATACTATAATTTGTATTTTTATCCCAGTTGACATCGGCGGCAGGAACTCCTTTTTTGATTAGTCCATCTCTCGAAAAGAACTCTCTACTTCTAAAAATATTATATGATTTTGGAAGCCACCAAAAATTACTATCTTTTACTTCTTTTGCAGTGATATTAATTGTAGTGTCTGGAAGTTTTGGCCGCAAATCTTCATCACCAGTGTCGCCAGTATAGTCAATCTCGGATGTTTCGGACGTCGGGTCCATGACAATAGAATCATAATGCCTAACATCTATTAATCCAAATACATCTTCCGCCTTACCATTTGGATCAATCGTTGGTTGTACAACAATTTCTGCATCGGTATCTTGGTCATATACCGTTTCTGCTATGGCAGAAACGCCATGAAGCAGGCGGACCATAACAAAATTTTCTACACCTTCTGTGAGGGAAATTTCATTTTCGTTAGGATCTCCAGGTAGTCCTTTAATAAAGACTTTTGACACGAAAACGGCAAGTGCGCCTTCTTTAAGATACCATTTAACCGGGAGGGGCTCTCCTTCTAATGTAGGACTTGTCTGTATTGCATTAGCTTTAAAAGGTATCCATTCATAAGTACCATAAGTTGGCTCATAATATTGTTTATCTACAGATTGTCCCGGCGGGCGGAAACGATAAAAAGGGACACCTGGACGTCCAGGTAATTCTTCCATACACTTTTCAAAGCTTTCTGGAGATATGTAATGTGCTGTTAGTACCTTTGCCATTTTATAACTTTAATTTGTGTGATTGAAATTACTTAAAATAGAATTTGAAGCACCTGGGGATAAATAATTACTTTCCCAACCGCTCCAATTAATATCGTTGAACATACCTGACATTTTTGTTTTCATAGACGATGCTTGAGCCTTAATTCCTGCAATAACAACCGGTATTGAGGGAAGTGTAGGTAATGCAGCCGGTCCAACTTGTGTAGTGTGGTTATGATTTGCAACCTTGGAATTAAATTCCATTTGATAGGTGATAAATGAATCCATCATGCTAAAATACTTACGTAAGTTTTTTTGCATCCCCTTGAGACAACCAACTAAATTGTCGCCCTTTACCATAGGTTGTAAATCCGTTGGGTCATTTCCTGCAACTAAATCAATCCCTCGCACAGACTCAATTTTACCACCTAAAGAATTGAAATCAGCCGACTTTGTTACGAGCCTGATACCTTCTTTGCCAATTATTCTGATCAGATCAGCTTTCATTGCAATTCCCGAGCGGATCCGTATATTCGGTGCTCCCAAGGAACTTCGAAGTCCAAAAGCGTTATCAATATCAGTTTTTTGGCTTATATAAATACGAGCAGAATCACTAACCAAGGGGTAACCATCTATAATCTCATCTTTAAAAATAGGTTCCAAATAATATGGTTCATTCGTTTCTGGGTCTAGACCAAACAATCCGGCGCAAGGGCCGTCGCGACCGACAACTATATCGATCATACCTGACTGTGTGTGTCCTTGGCCACCATAGCCAGTATCCATTGGACCGGTACGATCGCGGCCGAGGACGATGCATGTATTGTTGGCACCTTCCCACACTTCTTCACACGGCGCTTGATTGAATTTTGGGCCGCCGGGCTGGCCAGGAGCAACTTCCGCCATTGTGTGACAAAATTTTCCAAGGTATTCGTCGTATTCTTCGCCGGCATTTTGGGCTGCTTCTTTTTTTGCTTCTAAAAGCGCTTGATGATATCCAGAAAAATCAACGTCTTTCTTTTCCTGACTGATACATGATTTTGTTGCGCCTTTGGTGAAAATGCTCGTAACGTCTTTTAAAGTTGTCATGTGATGTATATCCTCTCTTTAATAAACATCTAATTTCATTCACTTATTAAATATCAGTTTATCAGATATTTACAACTGTTTTAATGTCAAACTTGTATTTATCCTTGAATGATTTAGCAAAAGATTCATATGTTTCCTCATCATCGTCTAAACAATCTTCAATTGAATTGTTATCTGATTCTTTACTAACGTATATAAAAAGATCTAAAGCTAATTTTGTCACATAGAGTCCCAAATCTGATTCGTAGTCATTTAATTTTTCATTAGTCAATGAAAGATCGGACAATTTCATTTGATCCGCAATTTTAATGCGAAGGGTATCATAAATTTCAAGACATGGCTTCGTTTCCTCTGCTAGTGACAGCGCAATTTCTTGCCACGGATTATTTTCATCGACATCCAAAGTTGCAGCTGCAATTAATCCTGGTTTAAATTTATCAGCGACATTTCCAGCATGTGCATCTTTATATAAGATAAGGCTTCTATAGAATTCTGCTATGGTATATACTTTTTTGCCGTATTGTAAGAGCGCGGTGCGGGCTGTTGCGTTTGATGGATGAGGGACTGCCGAATTTTTTGTGTAAAAATCACCGAATAATTCTGTAAAGTCATCAGAATTAATAATATATTCAGAAGACCCCAAATTTGCTCCTTTCGTGATTCCCGGCAGTACCATTGACCCCAGTGTAGCATAATATGCATCTTGTGGATTATAGCCGGATATTCTACAAAGAGCATAAAATTCAGGAACTTTCCCAGCATCATATTGACCCGTGGTTGCAGATGACATAGACCTTATGCCTGGATATCTTACCATCCCTTCATGGCCACACAACATCTTACCATAGCCTTTAAGGTCCCTTTCTAAATTATAAAAATACGGCACGCTATTTATTGAGCCAATATCGATATTTGTAGTGCCAAGGTTACCAGGAAGGCCATTCATATGAACCATTTTAAGTTGTGGTATCGTTTCACCAATTGGTATATTATATTTTTTAGCTAAGCATTGTGTCAATTTCCAACCAGTCTCTAACACCTCTTTGCTACCAATTATATAAGAATCAAAATAGCTAGCATTGGTTGAAGATGCACCATAAACAGTTTGTGGTGATGGAATACCAGTATACTTAGGTGCACCAATTAACATATAGCCGTTTTGTAGCAAAAATCGATATTCTGCTTTTAAAGAATTGTTTATATCTTTTCCACTGTATAAATAATTGAAGCTCAGCGCGTGGTGACAATAACCAATTCCAATGCTTAAATCATTATTGCTAGGGCATGATTGATTAGAACAATGATTGGCTTTCTTAGATGGGTCTACGAACTCATGTACCTTAGATCTGGCATCTATATAATAATGTATAGATGATTTTGAGATATTTATGTAATCTCTCCACAATGCGCGAATTGAAGGTACTCCATCTTGATATACGATAGAAAATAACCTGTTTTGCTTATTGGCACCAGCGGCAACTGCAGTGTTAACAAAATTTCGTTCTGAATAAAACGGTATTTTGCCGCCCAGTCCCGGAGTATTTGTCGGATTAGGTATTTCTCTATATTCTGGCGGTGCGTACTGGGTTGTGGTCAAATTTGCTACCCAACCATTTTCAGTTGCACACGTCTTAAGCCATGCAGAAGGTTGCCTGGCCGAAAATTGAACATCCCCAACTTTTTCAGTTTGTGGCATATCACTAGTTAAACCATGGAGATTAGAACCGGGAGTCAGTGGCTTTCCGCCCGTTAATATAGATAATGATCTTCTAACTTTTTTTGTTGTCGTTAAAACGGAAGTAAAGTCTCCTTTATTATACCGACCAATATAGATTCCTTCTTTTTTTGAATCTAAAGGATTACAGCGAATCCAAATTTTCTCGTTTACTTTTGGCAAACCTTGTTTCTTGATCAAATCCGGATCTTGTGGTTCACATCGAATAAGCACACCACTTCTATACATTTCAACGAATTCTTCACCGTCTTCTTCAGTAGGTTTCTTTTTTCCTATTACGGTGTCCAAATCATATATGTAAGCATAAATGTGATAATTTACCGTATTCGTAATTGCAGAATAACTTCTCTTGTCATGTATTGCAGCTTTTGAGCTATTACCTTTTACTTTTCCTTCAGCTTGAGTGAGATTTTTTTGTACATATGCCACTTCAGCCAATAATGTTTGTTCATTATCATCAACTATTCGTGGAGTTGCCGCGCGACGGGCAAGACGAAAAGCTTCTTCGGCAGCTCTTTTGTTGTCTATACTAGTGCCGCGTCGATTCTTTCGTGTATTTTTACCCGATATCGTCATGCATTTATTCCTCGTCGTTGATTATGGAATAAATCTCGTCTTTATCCATGTTGGTTAAATTGCCAGAGGAGTTGCTTTTCTTATGAAGTAAAGCTGAAATTTTGACCAACTGCTCATTCGATCTTTGTAGCGTTTCCAGATACTTAGCAGCGACAGGGCCGGCGAACTGATGCCTCTCTTCTTGACCTCTGATATATTCCATCAGATCCGTCAAAAGAGTCATGGTCATTGCCCGATCATTATTAATGTTTTCTAGCGCATCATCAATACATTTATCAATGTTCGCTTTGCCTTTTTTAGATTTTTCCATCTTCCCAGTCTTTCCGAAATTGTTTGTACTTGGATCGAATCTTATTTAAATTATTAACAATTTGCTTCGTATTCAATCCAGTTATTTCTCTCATGTAAAGATAAATAGCTTTTTTATTGAAAATTTCAATTTCTTCGACACTATCCAAAAGAATTCTTATGGCGTCTAATACCTTTTTTTCTTTCTCTTTTAATTTAATTTGACTCCATTTGTCAATTTCTCCGCCAAGAAGCATCCAAAATTCGGCCTTTTCCCTATCTTTTTCATAAGGGTTGTAGGTGACCATATGTGTTTTTTCAATTTCAGCAGGTAAATTATCATACTGAACTTCTTTCTTGAGGAGTTTGGCATTCTTTTTGACTTTGTGAATAAACCAATTTTTAGTTATAACACTAAAATACGAAAACGCCTTTGAGCCTTTTGATGGTTCAAACTTATCTAAAATAGTGGTAAGCCACACCTTACATTCATCTTTCAGTGGCTCAATGTTTGGAAGGTTCGTGAACTTATATGTGTAAACAATTTTATCAACCATCTGATCAAACACTGGTCCGATAAATTGTATATACAATGTTGTTCTAATTTTAAGATCATCTGTTAAAGCATATTGAACTATTGCATCTTCATGATCTTGGGTAAAATAATTATTCTTCCTCGGCTTTCTCTTCTTCGTCAAAATTAATTTCCTCTTCGTCAACTATTTCGCTGTCTAAATAAAATTTTTGCCTGTAAAGATTTATTTCATCCAGTATATCTCTAGAGTGTTTAATCATACCCTCTAAAGTTTCATCCCCATAAAACATCTCTAAAGAATATATCTCTTCCACATGCATTGAAAATTCAGCAAATTTTTTAAACATCTCTTCAATATCATTATTAATATCAGAAATTTTATTAAGCAGTGTTTTCGTGTACCACAACAATAATATGATTAAAGCAGCAGATAAAAACAGCAAAAACGGCATTATACCAGTAACTGTTATTATTAAAACAGAATTAATTAATACCGACATTGCTAATAAATATTTAATCATTTTCTTCGTAAACCTTATTCAAAAGACCTTCCCTTTGAATTTTTAAATCTTCTTTAAAAGATTCAATTGAATTTTTTACAACTTCACCAACTTTATTTTTACCAGGTGCAGCTGCTTTTTTGATTATTGTTACGCTTGAAGGAACCTTTATCAAGTCACACTCATTAGAACATTCATCTTTTTTTTTCAACTCTGTGTTCATTGAATGGACTATTTCAAAAACTTCCTCACACTTTTCACAGCGATAAGTGTATCTTGGCACTTCTAATCTTCTTCCTCTTCATTTGATGTATTATCAAAATTAAATTTAACCAATGGCGCGTTTTTGCAAAACAACACACCATCTTTCTCAATGAAAGTTAAGTTTTTCAAAATATCTGTTATATCGCTTTGTTCCATTAAACATTTTTGTAAACACATCATCAGAGAACCAACAGCATGATTCGATAAAGACAACTCTCTGTACTTTTCACTACTAACATCTTGTAGATTAGATTCAGCTTTTTTAGCATTCATAATAACTCCTTTAATCGCTAACGGCGCGGCCCTTAAGACTTTCCCAATCTTTTCCAGGACGAACCTCTAAATTCTTTTGCCACACAGCGCCCAAGACCATTGGTGCCACGCCGGCTTCATTTGCAAAGTGAATTAAAGCATTGATATCTTTAGGAAAGCACGAGCCGCCGAAACCCAAATGACCATCAGGTCCCGGCGATGAAAGATGGGTTCTCCCAATCCTCTCATCATAAAGAGCATACTCAACAACTTTATCGTAATCGATATCTGCTTTTTCACATATTTGTTTCATTTCGTTTGCAAAACTGACTTTTGTTGCCAGAATACAATTTGTAAAATACTTAACCATTTCTGCAGTATTCGAACCAGTTTTAACAATAGGAATTTTTGGAAACGCAATCCTAAACATATTCTTAACAATTGTAGAAGCTGGTCGTTCTCCGCCTACAATAATTCTAGTTTGATTCTTAAAGTCATCAATGCTGTTTGCTTCTGTCAAGAATTCTGGTGAGAATACAACTTTTAAATTTGTATACATTTTATTAAATTTTCTAGTAGTGCCAGGAGGAACTGTAGACTTAATAACAGCAATATGATCTCCTTTAGA